ATATTGTGTTTTAATTAAAAAAAAACATATAGAACAAACTCCCATAAGGAGCTTGTCCATTAGCAAACTAAGATTATTGATTATCAATAGCGCGATAGAAATACTCAACACTAGCTTTATAAGCAGTGATGTCATCAGTACCAGCGTCAATAACGTAAACTTTACCAGTAGTATCATTTGTGTCATGAGCACATGTATAGATACCTTCGATAGTAATATTACCGTCAGTATCAGTAGAGTATACAACTGCACGTGCTGACATAATGTCACCGTATGGTACAAGTGAAAGAGTAACTTTGTTATCTGAAGAGATAGATAACTCATTATCATATTTATACGTAGGGATTGATTTACTAACAGTATCAGTAGTAGCAGTAAGGTCATCAATACGTGTATTTGTAGCAGCATCAAGAGCTTTAGTACTATTTTCAATTTTCTCTAATGTATCCCAGTCAGTAGAAGCAGCTCCAACAACAGCATCAACTTTATCATTAAGTTGTGTGATAAGTCCGTTAAGGTCTGTATCATCAGCGTTAATGAGGTCAAGAAGCTCTTTAAGTGTATCATATGCTTCTGGAGCACCGTTAATAATACCAGTAATAGCAGTTTGAATTTTGTTATCTACAGAACCAGTAGTAGACGAATCAGCATTAAGTAATGCGATAGCATTTTTGTTATCAGTAACTTGACCATTAAGTAAGTCAGCTACAGCATTATCAGTATATGTTTTAGCATCATTATCACCAGTTACCATATCATTACGTAATGTAGTAATACGAGTATCGATGTCATTCATTGCAGCATCATATGTAACTTTGTTTACTTTAATATTATACAAATCTTGAATATTAGCAGATTGTACAATGTCCTTTCTAAATGTAATTAAACCCATGGTTAATCCTTTATTTTATTTTGTTTTAGCACTATTCCGGTTTATCTTCTATAACGAAATATGAAACCGTCGCAGTACCTTGTATGTCAATGTCATTTAAAAAACATATCAATGTATCTATAGAAAAATTTACATCATCAAAAAACATATATCCTCCATCATTATCTTTAACGACAACTAGATTATTAAGAAAAGGAAATGTATCCATAACATAAGGCTTATTAGATATTTTAAACTCTCCATTAACAACAGTACATTTTTCAGTAACTGGTCTAAAAATAACTTTAGGCGTATATTCTAATCCTCTATCTACTACACTATTAAGTAAATCAGTGATGCGATTACAGTTAAATTTCTTATTAAAATACTCTACTAAACCTACTATATTATAATTACCACTACCTCCATCGAAATATTGCATTAACTCTATTATATCAGTAGCAGTAAAAAACATATCTACTTTTATAGGGTTAAACTTATTTCTACAATCTACTCTAGGTATTGTGTTATTAACTATCATTCGCGTTTCCTTAATATTTAATTCATCAATGAATTTTCTTTTATATTAAAAAAAAAAAGAATATACATATAGGATTAAATCCTATATGCTATTTTTTAATAAAACCATTACCATTACACGTTTTACATTTCATAACGCCATATTTAACTACTACCTTACCGCTACCATTACAGTCTGGACATATAGTATATACGCTATCAGCAACTTGCATCTTAGTACTCCTTAAATTAATTTATTATAATTTATAGTTTTAACAGATTTAGCTATTTTATTAAATAGATTTAATCTGTTATAGTTATATTTCTTATGTGGCAAAATATCAGCACACCATATGTATGCGAATAAAACCTCTCTACCTTTTATCTCTCTAAGTCTACCAGATGTTTGTGTATTAGCAGACGGCGAGTCTACATTAACTGTTTGTATAACAGCTATTAAATTTTCTATATCTATCGCAGTACCGGCAGATGGAATCGTGGAAACTATTATATCTGATTCCTCAAATACGTCATAACTATCTTCCTCTGTATACTTACCTACATTAAAATTACTAAAATCTTTTTTAATTAAATCTACGAATACTTTACACATTTCTACAGTACCCATGAATATAAGCATTTTATCGCCATCTTTTCTACGCTTCATATACATACCAGTCATTAGCGTTTTAACTAGCTCATAATAGTTTAATAATGTCCTCTTATTACGCATGATAGATGCCTCAAAAGTAGGCTGATTGTAACCAAAACCACTTTTAAATCTAATAAACTTCTTATTAAATAATCTATATCGAACAGAGTATACATTAATATACTTATTATAAGGTATTACATTAGATATTCTATTAGATTCTGGAAATAATATATTATGCATACGTTCCATATCTTTATCATTAGTTAATAGTGTAGCAGTTAATCCTATAAGTAATCTAACATTACTAAATAACATTATTTTAAATACATTATGAAACTCTTGATGAGATTCATCATTAAGTACTATAGACGTTCCTAACGTATTAAAAAGATTCTCTGGTACTACTTTGGCATCATACTCTAACTTATTATTAAGATATGCTTTTATAAAAAGACTTATAGTAGTTAATGAAATAATAAATACTTTATACTTCTTAACCTCATGTTTATCATTAACTATTTTATTAAGATTAGTGATACCTTGTATAACACAGATATCTTCCCTATCTAAGTTAGTTAGGAATATAATATCATTAATCCATTTGTCTATATATCTAGGCAGTACTATAATAGAAAATGCTTCTTTATAGTGTACTATAGATTTTACAGATATAAATGTATTATGCGTTACTATATAATCTTTAACTACATATAACTTATCTTTATTATCTACGGCTATACAGACTGCTTCTGCATCTTTACTATACTGTACATTAACTATTTTAAGTTTCTTAGTTATAGGAAAATCATATTCTAAAATAAACTCATCCATAAGAGAGAAATACTTCTTATTACAAATACCCCCTAAACTACGTATCAATAATTGAATATCGTTAGCTAATTCTGAACCACTTACTATTAAACTATTATTATCATTAATAATTTTCTTATTAGTTTTAATAAGCTCATTAAAGAAATATAATTTATTATGGTAAGTAGTGTCTAATATTTTTTTAGGTATAGTATTAATAATGCCTTTTTTAATTCTGTTAATATATAGCTTAAGCTCTTCTTCACTTACTCTATTTTCATTAACTATAGGCGTCATTAAATCAATATGATACTCTATCCCTACTTTTAACCCTTTAAGTATTTCAGCAGTATCTATAGTATGTTTGATGTCGTTTATATATACTGTCCATAAATGTTCTAATCCAGCTTCTACGTTTCTACCATCTTCAAATGTTACAGTATATAAAGATTTAATACCTTGTGGGTATACTCCTATTACTTTAGTCTCTAAACCATCATTACCTATTACTAAATCACCTACCTTTACATTACCTATCTTACGCCAGCCATATTTAGTTTTTATAGGTGTATCAACATTTAAAAACTTACCCATACCTGCTTGTAAATCTACTAACGTATTATGCTTATCCCATAACTTAATCTTATTAATATACTCAGCTTGATACGGTCTAGGTGTTAATATACTATTAGCAGCTATTTTTATCTTCCTACCAGAAAAAGGTTTATGTTCAATTATTTCAATATCATCCTGATTAACTCCATTAAAAGTTAAATACTTTAATAATTTATCTAATATGTTTATAGGATATCTTATAATATTTCTACTATAAGGATTCTCACTATTCTCAGTTTCTATTATATAAAAATGTTTATCTACTTTAGGTACTAATTTACCAGTACCCCATTTACCATGTTTCTCCATAACTAACTTATTAGTTTTTAAATTATTATTAAAATCATGTAGTTTAAAAATAAGTTTAGAGAAATTAATGGCAGTCACAGTGAAATACTGTGAATATGTATTTATTTTAATCATCATCTCATTCCTTTTTAATATTCATCATTAAAAAAATATAGTAGTAAAAGTTGCAGGAATTAACCTACAACCTTTAAATTAATTTAATTAATGTGTGTTTTATCTGTTTGTTAAGTATTGTAAAAATTGTATATACGTTAACACCTGTTATAGTAGATAACTTAGTAACCATTTCCTCAAAAATACTTATTACACTATTACACGTATCATCATTTACATCTTCTCCAGTTACCTTAATGAGAAATATATTCTCATAATCTAAAATAATACGCCGTATACTAAATATAGATATTATTTTAAAAATATTAATAAAAATTAATATTACTAACATAGCTATTAATAAATAGTAGCTCTCGTATATTACTTCTAGTATCTTATTATTAATCGTAAGAATATCTTCGAAATAAAATGCGTAACTTATTAATATTATGGTTATTAAATATACTAATGTTACCATAATTTTAATATTAATAGACTCTCTTAAATCTACTTTAATAAAATCAAATATAGTAATTAAACCCTTACACCCTTGTCTAGATATTAAATTTAATAAAGCATCTCGTATTAAATTATTCATTTTCGTCCTTTATAAACTTTTTATAGATAGGCATATTTATATCTATATAAAATATTAATTTAAACATATTTAATATTTTATCCTGCCCGCTAGATTCGTCAATAGCTGTTATTAACTTTATTATCTTACTATGTTTCGTTAATAGAAAAGTTAAATGTAAAGTTACTAATACGCTAATAGCGATACTTAAACTAACTACGTGCTTAAATAAAATAATATTACTCATATCTATAACCACTAGTAAAGAGTATATGAATATAACTAATATTATAAAATTTATTAAAAAAGCGTATAGTAATATACTTTTATGTAGTTTTACCATTTTTAGAAAAGTTTTATTTTCATCCATTAAGAGTTCCTTATTTATATTAATCAATTTATTAACATAAATAAGAGACCGTCAGGTCTCTTAAACCTAATGGTCACCTTCATATTTTAAAACTTCTTCTGGTTTAAAGAATACATCCATAGGAGTAGATGGTTTATTATTAGCTTCATATAGCATAGGGTCTAATACTTTATTCTGTAAATTATCCCAGTCAAAACTAGCCCCAATAGACCTATAGTTAATAGCTTCTTTAAAACCTACTACATCTTTATATTTACTATTGCGTCCTAAATCAAAATTACCTTTACTAATATCTTGTGTCGTAAATGGATATGTCATTATCTCTACGATGGTTAAGTTTATATCTAACTTGTTATTAATAAGCTCGAATAATTTCTGAGCTAAAACATGTGGTTGATATTCTGACCTAATTATTCCATTAACTGTTTTATATTTACGAGTCTTAAGTAAAGTTTTAAACTCTTTACTAAGTGCAGCAAAATCAAATTCTACTTTCTCATAAACGAATATAGGTTTCTTATTATTAAAGTTATTTATATCTATAGTATAATACTCTTCATCAGTAGCATCATATCCATTTTTAAGTGCATAAGATAGGGCATCTAAAGACAAGTATGCAAATCTATGTCCACTCTTAAGTAGTAATGGTATCTCTTGTCTATCGTTTTTACCCTCTATAACTAATATAGCTTCTGATATTCTAGTTACTTTATTAATATTTATAGAGAACATATCTTTAACTTCAGATATAGACGATAGTCCCCATGCTTCACTTTGTCTTATTTTAAGATGCACCGTTTTAAGTTTCTTATTTAAGACACCTGTTTTAAAGAATAAGTTTTCATTATTCTTAAGCATAAGATATTTCTTAACGCTCGCTAATAAACGTATAGGCGCTGATGTTGCTGATTTCAATAAGTGCTTAGTACTTAAAATAGATTGCGTTACTTTAGAAGTACCTTTAACTGTACCTATATGTCCTAAGTTTTGGTCTTCGAATATAGATAACGCAGTTTCGCCTAAACATTTAGTACATATGGCTTTCTTATCTTTCCAACCACAATATATACCAGAACGTATTTTAATATTCTTACCAACGATATCTTTAGATTCCATCGTTATAGTCTTAGGCTCATTAGTCTCAGGGTCTAAATACTCTTTACCAAGAAGATTTTGTATATCGCCCTTATACGTCATGTTACCGGCTTCATCAAACTCTTTAGGTCTTATAAAGAAATCGGTATATGTAGGATGACCACAATCACCTATTTTAATACGCTCTAGAACCATAGTAGCTAATTGAAGCTCTCTAGACATATACTCGCTATCTTGAATCGCCTTACCAGAAAGATATAGTGCTTTAGTACCAGCTCTAGACTCTATAGCCGCATCATAAATACCTCTATAGCCGAGCATAAAAGAGTTAGTCATAGGCATAGCGAATATCTTACTATCTAATTCCGTTAAATAGCCTCTAGCTGCTAATAACTGTCTTATCTGGTCTATAGAAACTATACCTGATTTAAAGAATAGTAACATAGGATTACCTGCATATTTTTCTTTCATAAATGTAGAATGTAATACGCTATATGTATCCTCTATAGTTTTTTGTGATGGATTTTTAAACGCAGCTACTATAGACTTAAGTAAGTCTTCATCGAACTGTATATCTAAGATATCTACAACTTCTACACAAACCGCATATTCTATAGCGTGATTAACTAACTCTCTGTTAACTATATCTATAGTTTCATACATACGTTTGAATAAAGGTTTCATTAATGAATTAGACTCTTCTTCTTTAACTTGTTTACTTATGACGTCTCTAAACACTATACCATACATGCCTGTGTAAGTACGCTGAGTGAAACAACCGTTAACTAAGAAGTTATCTAACCACATCTCAGATGTTACAGGAGTATTAAACTCCTTAATAAAATCTAAGAAATATCTAAACATGATAACACTCTTATATTTACAGTCCTTAATCAGAACGCCATCATCGAACATGATATTTAAATTAGTATGTAATTTAAGTATCATATGCCTATCCATAGACATTATCTTATCTATAGGTATAACTTTTTTATTCATCGTCTCTACTCCCTATATCTTCAACTTCTGATAGATTCTCTATATCATCTATAGTAACTACATATTCCTCATCCGTATGCTCTATAAATCTATTTTTATCTTTTACATATTTCAATTCCATTCCTATACTATTCCATAAAGATTCTAAAATCTCTAATGCTCTATCTCCTCCATATTTAATAACACGTCTATTTACATTTTGCTCTACATTAGTAGGAGTTCTATTAGTTAAAATGTTATTATAAACTGCTATATGAGTATTAAGAGAAGTATTTCTATCTTTAAGTTCTGCTATGAATTTACGACCGCCATAAGCGGCCATGATACGACCTTCAGTCTCACCTATAGTTCTAGTTGGGCTATTCCTATGTGGCATACTATCTCTATCAGCTTTAGTAACTACTACTGGTATACCGAAATGATTTAGTTTAGCGCTAGATGTAGCTAATGTAGTATCGGCTATTTTAGAAAGTAACATTATATACATAGGAGCTATTAAAACATTATTTTTAGTATGTTTAACTTCTCCATTATAATTAAATGTAACTAACCCATAAGGTGGTGCGAATTTAGATAACTTAATATCTTCGATTATCTCATACTTACGTTTATCATTATCTACCGTTAAATAAAGATATAACTCTTCATTAATAACCTCATGTAGTATAATACGCATCTTATCAATGTCCCGTGTCGTTAATAATGAAGCATAGGTTTTAGACATCTCATTATCTACTATATCAGTGAACTCTGTTACTATTCTAAACACATCTATAACTGCATCATCTGTAGCATTATTTATTTCTACGAAGTTAAATTTATGTAATTCTTCTATAGCTAATTTTTTAGCTTTTCTACTACCTGCTTTTATATAACGTTCATAAAGTCTACCTACATTAAGTCTACCTATAGTTGATTTAGGGTCTACTATAAGGTCGGCCCGATTACCATCAGCATCTATAGGCATATCTTTATCGTCCCATATATCTACGATTGTTCCTTTCCCACCACTAAGGTCTGTTGGTTTAAACCCTATAGTAGGTGTAACTTCGTACTCTATAGTTATTTCTATTCTATAGATATCTAAAGTCTCTTTTCTATACATCTTCTTTAGTTTAGTCTTAGGTTTATCTGATTCAACAATACCATAAGATTCTACTAATAATGTATTAAAATTAGGGCCTACTTCTAAATCCCTACCGAATGTTTTATAATACTCTTTATTAATAGATTCATAAACGTTTATAATTTGCTTATGAAAAGATACTAATGCAGTAGCATATTTCTCACACTGTACATCTGTATTAGTAGGAAGCATCTTTTTCTTTCTATTATTACGATAAACTTTAACATCTATAACTTTACCGCCTGGTCCCCTGGTATAAACTGCTCTATCGAAATTAGGGTCAAATTTCTTAACTGAACCCTTACCATAAAGTATAGGTCCAAATTTATCACTATATGCTCTACTTGCGAATACTGCTCCAGTACTATTAATATACTCACCTATATCTGGGAAAGGTTTATAATTATCATCATCTCCATATAAGTTTAATAGAAAACTATCTTCTCCTACATCAATAGTTTTAGTTTCAAAAAGTTTAAACTTAAAATTCTCGCAAAATGATTTAGATACAATAAAACCATCTTCGTCATTATTAGGCATAGTCATATTACAAATATTAACATCTCTACCTAACGCATATCCTCCGTTCTCTTTAATGCTAGGGGTTTTAGCTAGATATGTATCTTTATCTAATATAGTACCTCTTACAAAAGTATTTATATTTTCGTTTACATTAAATTTGAATCCAAAGTATGGATGATATCTATTAGAATATGGTATAGACATAGAATTAACTGTACCAGTTTCTAACTCTCTATATATGACGATATATTCAGATACATCTTGTTTACTATTCATTGTCTGGTATCTTTTTATAACTGATATAATTTCAGATGCGGTTTTTAATTTCTTAGAGATAGTATATTTTCCAAATTCTACCTCTAGTCCTGTTTGTAAGATATTTTCCCTAGAGTCGTCTAAAACTAGAGCTTGACTTATATGTGAAGACATCATTAAACCACGGGGGCTTGAGTTATGTTCGATACAGGGATTGATTGCTGCTGCTGAAAAGAATTTATGATTTAACATAAGGTCTTTATCAGTTTCTATGAAAGCATCTCTATTTTTATTAAAATATTCACTTACCATGTCTGTTCCTTTATTTGTTTTATGTTTAGGCAATGGCCGTTGCCTGTAGTACTACTGGACATACATAACATACATCATATTAGTAATATATAGAGAAAAACTATTCCAATTAAGAAAAAAAAGGAGAACAGTATGGACCCAACTATGATACATCAAGCCGCTATTAATAGTAAAACTGGATTAGAATTAGGAACAGTGGGAAATATAGTATTATTAGTAGTAAGTATAGTTAGTACATATTTTGCACTTAAGAACAGGATAGATAAAATAGCATTAAACGTAGTAACTAACACTAGTATGATTGAAGGAGCTATTTCCAAAAGAGAAACAGATATTAAAGAAATTAAGCAAGACGTTAATAAAGAGTTACAAGATATTAAAACTAATAATGAAAAAATAATAAATGATTTAGTAAGAAGATTTAACGACGAAATAGGAGAATTTAAAAAGAATACAGATATTAAAACTAATAAACTGGAAATGACATTAGAAAAAATAAATATAGATATAACTAACATTATAGAGAAGAAAATACACGATACCAGTATTGAAGTTAAAAGTGTTACTAGTACTATATTTAAGAAAATAGATGAACTAAGAGTTGACTTAAATGAAACTAATAAACTTTATAACGATTTACACCTTAAATTAATGACCTTAATAACTGATATAGAAAACTTTAATAAATATGAAATGAAAAATCTATTAGAAACAGTAAATAGACTAAAAGAAGATAACGTTATACAAAATAGATTAATAAGAAATGCTGAGAATAAATTAATGAAATTAAAACATAAGAAATAACTATATGACTATTATGTCATATAGTTACATCTATTATTTTTTAAATCCTATTATATCTTCTATTATATCCGGATTAACTACTCTAAGTTTAAGCTCTCCATTATATTCCAAACTACTTTTAAAATTGTTAATTCTCATATTTATATAATACGCCTCATTAGGTATATTATATATATTATGTAATAATCCATATAAATTGTTTTTATATTGGATACCTACTGATGGTTCTATATCAATTATATTTAAATTATCAGTAACAATAGGCGAACCTACCGTAGACTCCCAAAAGTGTATGGTTTCAGCATCTATTCCTAAACCATCTTCATCCATTAAATTTAATATATCCATTTTAAACTCCTTAAAAAAAAATAATCAGTATAGGTGTTAAGCCTATACTAATTATATTAAAACTTATCCCAAGAAGACATTTGCGCCTGCGGTTGCATTTGCATAGGTTGTCCATATGGATTAATATTTCCTAACATAGTACCTTGCGGTTGCGGTGTTTCCCATGGGTCACTTTGTACCATTTGTGCTATAGAACCGCTGTTAGGTATGATAGCCATACCACTGTTCATAGGCATTGCGTTAGCTACAGTGGTAGCCATCTGCGTACCAACTATAGTGGCCGGTTGTCCTACCATAGGAGCATTATTCATCTGTTCAGGAGGAGTCATATATGTACCAGTTGTAACAGTATTACCATATGGGGTAACCGTGGGTTGAGGTGCAGTCATAGCGGCAGCTACAGCTGGATTAGATTGTTCAGTTACTTTATCCCAGAAACTACCACCTTTAGTAGCATTAGTAGTAGCTCTTACAACATTAGTAGTAGGAGCACTATTAACAGTTGTATTAGAGACTAATTCATTCTCTTTAGGAATACGTTTAATCTCTTGCTCCATACTATCTATAAAGTCACCTAAGTTACTTATATCTATAGGTAGTTTTTTCAACTCCAAATGCTCTTTAGTCTCATCATCTATTTCACTATCACGTAAAGCTTCTAAGAATGTATTTAACTTCTCATAAATAGTATTATACATTATTAATAACACATGTGAAGATGGCGCTAGTTTATTAAGGCTACCGAAACTTAAACCATCTATTAATTTATCACTATCTCCAAAGATGAACTCAAAGAGAGCTGTAAATACAGTGACATCGCCACTACGTAATTTAACATCTAAGAATTTCTCTTTATTAGCTTTAATAGGCTTAAGTTGTTCTAAGAATGGGAATGTTATAACGCCTATACGATTATACTTAATATTATCTATAGTACCACCTTTATTCCCTCTTTTAATAAGGGTCTCTATATACTTAGGTCTCATACCGTTACTAGTAATATGTTCATATAAGCTAACCCAGTTTTTGATACTCTTCTCATCTATCTTAATAGTTTTAGAAGAACTCTTATACTTGTTAACTGTAGATACAAATTTGATAATACCTATATTACTAGAACTATCATTTTCATTAACGATAAGTGATAATAATGTTTCACCTAACTGATAGAATACACCAGTTAATTTAAGCTCTATGATTTGCTTAAGCTTAGCGAATGTTTTATTAGCTCCTTTTATACCAGACTCATCGAATGGATTAAATAGAGCTTTAACTACCTTGGGTTCTCCATCTACTATTTCCATAGATGTTTTAATGTTATCGTCAGTAGGTAGATAGAGATTAAGTCCATCTACGCTAACTGGATAATTACTTTCAGACATCTTAATGAACACTTGTCCATTTTTATCAACTACCAATCCTAACATCTCTAATAGAGATTTATAAAACTTAACCAATTCACTCATACTTGCATCCTTTGTTTAACCCATGTATTGCGGGTGTTGTGTTTCATTGCCTGTAAATATACTATTACCAAAGCGTTGCATCATCTGCGTAGACGCTTCTAAAGCAGTATCTACTATACTACCGTAATCCTCTATCATGATATCTAATTTACTATTATCCATAATGATAGGTAATGTTTTGCTATTAGCGAATGTAGGTAATACATAATTAACAGCGGGTCTATTATCTAATGATATATTTATAACAGTATCCGCTTCAGTTTGTACCGCTACTAATAATTTAACTAATGACATATTATTATTAGAGATAGTAGGCCATACCCTACTTATAAATAATGTCATAAATTTCTCAAACTGTGCTATGAGATTAAGTCCTTCTATATATGATTTAAATTCACTTAGAGGACTATATGCAATAGCACCTGATTCATTTGTTATAGTAAAAGAGACATCGTTTAATAATGACTCACCCATAATAGCCGATACGCCTTCATGTATAATAACTGCCATTCTAGTTTCCCAATCAGCATTAAAAGTTTCAGCACTCTCTGACGATTGTAAAACAGGTGGTAAATCTACCCTACCATTACCTAAACCAGTAAATGTAGCTATGCGATTACTACCGTCTAATGTTGGGTCTATAAATTTTAAATCGTTAGTAGTAAAAGTAGTTGTAGAGAAACCTTTTAATACTGTTAATAATTTAAAGAAATCTATATTCTCAATAGCAGGCGATATTAAATCAGCGGTCATACTATCCATAATGTTAGTAGCTTCTGAAAATGCGCTAGATGTTAATCTATTATTAATAGCAGACTCTAATGTCTTAGCTATATGCGTCGTAGGTAATAACGTTGTTTTATCAACAACATTAGCATCCTTTAAGCTACCTATATCTGATATAACCATATAATCATTTTCAGTATCTTTAAGTCTACTTATACCAGCTAATAAATCATCCGGTCTAGCTAACTTATTTGTATTTAAAACGCTTTGCCCTGCATTATCATCTTTAGCGATGTTAAGAGTCTCTATAGGTACGACTGTTGTTTGTCCTGTATTAGCGTCAAATGTTCTTCTTAGTACATTTACACTATTAGTATAAAATACCATTTCTGGGTCTAAAGTACCTTGTAAACTAATACCTAGGTAATTAGTATAACCCTGTACATAATTAATGATGCTGCTATTAGAGCCTGCATATGCGAACTCTATAATGAGTGTAAACTTAAATCTCTTTTCGCCCCATCCGTTAACAATATCCGCTCTACCACCTACCATAGCAGATGGTGTTAATATGTTAGGGTTAAGAGATGATAATACACTTCCTGCTACTTTAGTATTACCTAACTCCATACTTTTCATAATGCTGTTCTCTACTTTATTTAAATCCTCAAAAGTAGCATTTACTTCATATGGTCTAACCCATTGGTCTTTATACCCCTGTGATTCAGCTAACACCAGTTTAGTGATAACTCTTCTTTTCTCAGGAGTACTTGTATTATAACGTCCATTCATATCTTTTCCTTTATTTAAATTATGTTTAACATATTAATGATATATAACTAATTTTAATTAGATATCAGTATTGATGAATATTATAAGAGATGATAATCTATTTTTAATATTCTCAGTAACCTTAACGCTTCTATTATTATCTAAAAGAAGCTCATCGTCCAGAACACTGATTAAGTTATACTTCATTAAACTTTTACTAAATACACTAACTATATCTTCTATATAACTAGTTACTTTTACTTCACCTGCCGATTTAATAGCTCTTTCATATTTGAAGATATCTATAAGTCCATTCCTAAGTTCATTATCTAACTTATTTCTAAGTGAGAAGTTTAACTTAAATGTACTCTCAGTACTACTAAAGCTACTAATAATCGCAGCTATATCTTCATAACCATTTTCATTAAGATATAAATATCCTATAGCCATAGCATTGATGAGTTCATCTATTAATAGATAATCAAAACTTCTAGGGTCAGTTATATCTTTATAGAGCCAACTTACTACATAAATAGCTTCTTCTATAGGTAATGGTTCTTTAAGTCTATTAAAGTTATCTAAAACTAATGATATTTGTTTTCTATTAGCTTTGATGCCTAACTGTTTAGCTACCCTATACGGGTCTCTAAAAACATTACGATACTCTTCTAAAATACCAGGAGTTAATTTAGTACCTACTCTATAACTTTCCATAGCTGATTCTTGTTCAGCTCCCCCGTCATCTGCGCTAGATAGATGTTTAATCTTATACTTACTAGAACTATCTTTAAACTTAAGATTATTAGTAGAAAAACTATATATCTTAGTTATAGTATGCTTAAGGTCATTATCATCTAGTTCATTATTAACTAATAGTTTTTGTATAACTACTAATGATGTAATATATAATGGTAAACTATCTCTAGAAATAGTTTTCTCTATGATACGGATAGCTGTATTTTCTGCATCGTTAAATAATCTATTTATAAGTTTCTTAACAGAATCTACCATCTTAACAAATGCAGGATTTTTCCATATCGGATGGGTAGTATAGAATGTAAGTAACATATACTCCTTATATGGGTTCTTACTAAGAACAGTATCTTTAATAGCGGCATATTCGCCTATGAGTCCTGTAGTACTTTTAAGCATAGTTATAAGCGCTATAAGTTCTACATACTCATCTTTAAGATACGTCTGTTCCCTAGAACCCCTCTCATCTATCTCTATAGACGCATCATATACGTCTAATAATTTAGAGGGTATCTTAATATAGTTAGTATTACGTAAGAATGTTTTAATCTCTTCAAAATCAAACATATCTAATACATCATGTACTATTTTTAACGGTAGCGGATATACATCACGTTTCGTAGCTTCTAGTAGGATAGTATTCTTACCTACTTTAAGTAAGTTAAAATATTTACTTTTAAACTCTTCGCCTTTAAAATTTAAAAATGCATTAAGTATAGTAAACATCTTTTGTGGTGATACTTCATCTCTAAGTCTTCTGTTTATAATAGATTCTATAGTAAAATCTAAAACCTCTTTATTATAAGTGGCTAATACTGTTGTATCTGAATATACGTTAGTAACTGAAAGCATTCCTACTTTGGTCTCATTCATAAATCTTCCTTTATTTATTTTTTATGCGTTATCTAGTGCGTTAGTATTACTTCTAGTTACTGCTCCCTTATCTACGGTTTCTTTAGGTAACGTTTTCTTTTCATACACCATAGGTACTTCTTCACTATATGCCTCAGGTATTAAATCTAAAACAGCTTTAAATGTCTTATGATACATAGATGTCCATTTATTGGATAACGGTGTTTTATCCGTAACTTCCACATTATTTTTAAATACCTTAACATACGGCGTTGGTAATAACGGAAATAGATATTTAACATTTTGAGGAGTTATAACGAATAAGATGTTTAATAACTCGCCTTCTTTATTTTTTGCTTTAGCTATACCTAACTTACCGGTTAACTGTTTAGCATCTTTAACCATTTTATCATTTTCCCATGTAGGTGATAGTAACTCATAAGAGAGACTTATCGGTTCTTTAGACTTAAGAACTGTTTCAAAATCTTCCTCAAACATTCTGGCATTCTTATGCATAAGTACCATATTAAATAAAAGTTTATCTTTAACTTCTTTCTTCTGGTTACCTTTGCTAATATAAATACGCATATGTCTATTCCATATACCTATTTTAAATTTAAAGAAATCACTTTCTCCAGCCTCTTTAAATAAATCCAATTGTGCTAATGCTACATCTATATTCATAACTTTTTCCTTTTATTAATGTCTGTATCACTAAAAACTGATACTGTAAAAAACTATTCATTATTACTAGAACGCCGTTAAGCATCCTAGTAAAAACTTTTGAATAAACTCTTAATCTCATTACCTAATGTAATATCATACTTCCTAATAAGATTTATAATATTCTTACCATCCATACTAGTATACCAACCATTATTTATAGCTACTTTATGTATCTCTTTTCTAATTTTGATATTTAGAGGCCTTATAAAATTATCATCCCCTAATATAACATACAGTAACTCTGTAAATGGAAACACATTCATAGGTAACTTACCTATCTTGTGATATTTAGTATACCACATATCATATTTTTTCATCACACCGGTATGACTCTCTAAAAGAATCACATCTCTCTTATTCACGTAATTAAGTAAGTCTAAACCTATGTGTGAAGTTATGAACATATCTTTAAAATATGGTAATTTATGAGTTGTCTTTTTAACAACGCCTTTAAATAATTCCATGACTTTAAAAATAGCTCTCTCTTCAGTTATTAGTATAAAATACTTAACTCCTGTAAAATCATCATAACTCTTAAAGTTATTATATCTCTTATTATAAAATTTAGTTACTTCTTTATAATCGGGATTATATAAAACAGGCTCCATCCCCATATTAATAATAGCATCTACTACTATTTTAGTATCCTCTATAAATCCATCATATACTTTATTAAGTAAAGATTTATTTTTAAGCAGTCTAACTTTATCATCTGTCTTACCAGATAAACAATTAATATAATTACGATATAGTGTTTTAATATTAAGATAATAGATTTTACCTTTAATGTCTTTATCGGCTATATTTTCTAAAATGATACCTGTGGCTATATTACAACCTAAAGTAGATATAGCATCAGTGTCTAATAATGTACTCATCTTCTTTCCTTAAAACATATATGGTTTTTTATAGATAGAACCATTCTCTACTAACTCTTTAATATTTTTTAATGGGATTAAAGTAGTATAAGTCTCATCAACTAGAGGTGATGCGGTTATCTTACCATCCATATCTTTACATATTAAAATATCTTGTTTAATCATATATTCCATATGTACAAATTCAGAACAGAATCCCTCATGAAGCATATTACCAAGTTCATCTATGTTACGTACTTTAACCATATCACATTGCTCGTATGATAGGACTAATCTCAGATATGAAATCTAATATTTTATCATCATCTATAACTTTATCCCATTTAAGTACATTCTTTCTATATTGCTTCTTATAACTATGCTTAAAACGTTCGCCTATAACTGCTAACGATATTAAATCCATAAGATGTAACTTATCTTTAGTTAATTCTCTACTGACAAACTCGTATTCAGTTTCTACTACTGGTTTTATTTCATACTCATTTTCCATTATAACATCCTTTATTTATTTTAAATTATTGATACTACCTTAGTATCTATATTAGTAATATATGTATATCTAATATTGGAATTAATCATTTAGTACTTTATATAACTCTTTTAATACTATTTCAGCATCTATATCGGTATCATTACTTATTCTATCATTAACATAATTCAATATCTCTTTTTTATCTAAATTAATTCTTTTTTTAATAAATGTTTTAGGCTCATCTACTTTCTCTTTATCTTTTTTATTCTTCTCAAATTTTATTTTTATATTAGGATATTTAGATTTTAACTCTAATAAATTACTATTTAAATTAATATCTGAAGTTATTTTAAATCTTATATTAAGTTTTTTATCTTTAGGAAGTTTTTTTAATATATCATCTACCTCTCTAATGTCATTATCTTTTAATATAAATGTTTTAAATGTTAAAGCATTATCATTATCTAAATATTTAAATGTAAATTTATTTTTATCATACGTTATAAGTAATCCGCCTTTGACTAAATCATCATCGCTATGTGTAAGAGCATCGAAACTACCCGGTACTACGATACGTTTATAATAAGACCTATTATGAACGTGTCCTATAACGATAGGTCCTTTAACTATTTTTAAATAATCTTCAGGCTCTAATGTATCTTCTAATTTAACAGGTAACTGATAACTAAAAGCCCCATGCATGATAGCTATATCTACCTTATCAATTTTATACTCTAAAAGTTTTCTATGTACATCTGTTAATATCTCTTTAGAAGTAGGTTTCCATTCATCAGGTACATAGAGAATATAGATACCTTTATCTTCCATATATTCTATATCTAACTCTTCGAAATACTTAATATCTATATCTATATTTAAATCATTAATGATATTAAATATATTCTTAACCTGTTTCCAGTCATGTCCGGGCGTACCTTCTAATATTCTTAATTTAATACCATAATCCTTACAGAATAATACTAACTCAGTTAGCCATTTATTAATTATAATATTATCGTACGATACGCTTGATAGTAACTTATCATAAATATCACCAGATATAATAATAGCGTCCTGTTTAATAATAATGCTTTTATATTTTTTAAAGAATCTTCTTAAATTAAAAATAATATCCTCTGTTTTATTAGTATCGTGTCCTAAATGTATATCTGATAATATTAAAGATTTAAACATACCTTGCCTTTTTTTGATTAAAATAATAATAGGAGAATACCAATATGAAAGCTGTACCAACGTTAACTACCGATGGTTTTGTAACAGACCCTTCCATCATGCTTATAAAAATTTATGAGTATTTCTTATCATCAGACTATTCACAATCTGTAAGTTTTTATGGAAATATCGCTAGCCTACCTTACTTAATACGAGAAGCTGGTTCAGATTTTGAAGAGCTTAAAATATTAGTAAAAGATACATTAAATAAAATGTGTTCTAGATACTGGACTAATACTAATGTAGAAGTTAGTTTTACTACTAAAAAAATAAGTCCTAATAAACATAGTAATAATATAAATATAGACATAACTATTATAGAAAATGGTAAAACACATACGCTAAGTAAAAGCGTTAATGTCACTGATTATAAAGTTAAAACTTTTGATGAAAAAATAGAATACTTTCTACAAGGAGAAAACACATGAGCTTAAATGATGTATTACAGCAGGAACGCGATGAAGAGATGGAGGTTTTAAGAGAACTTTCTCTTAATTTAAAAGAAATAGCGGAACCTTATGAAGTTATAACGCTACAAGAGTTTGAAACATACTTATTACCTTATATAATAAAAGAGATAGAACATACTGATGAAAATACTGCTATCTTTAATAGTAATTTTTTAAACTTATCTAAAAAATATAGAGTAGGTTTAAAAGTAATGGACGGGGATAAACTATTATATAAATTACCTCCTTTAATAAGTAGTCTTAAAACGGATGAGAATAAGATTAACTTTAGGAAGATAGTTAATACGTTTAATAATACAGTAGAGTCTAATCCTAGAATGGCCAATAGCCAACTTAATAAAAACTTAAATATAGTAGAAAAAACTCTTAAAGAAGATAAATCATATATAAATGACTTCAGAGATACTTTAAGTAAAATATATAATGATTATTCACATAGAGTAAAAAGCAATAAAACGGTTACTGAAACTAAAGATGAGATAGAAGATGATTTTTTAGATTATTAAAATAAGCATACACTACAAGGTTTTATCCTTGTAGTGTTTTGCTTATCATTAATCCGTTACCGATATCATCATTCTTAATATTAACGATTAGATACTTATATACTTCATTATTTAATTTTAATTTTAAATAGTGCGGTGTATTATACTCTAATTCATACCTTTCACCTATTAGTTTTAAAAGCTTTAATTCTAATAAATTATCGAATACTTTTTGTTTAAAATTAGGAGCCATATTATCTATAACTCCTATATCAGTCATCGTGTTAGTTATATCAGTAATAAACTTATTATTATCCGATATAATAATACTTAACTGCTCTTTATTTTTAATAACCTGCATATATTACTCCTCTTCATTTAGCATATTAAATAGTCCTATAACTACAACTACTGATGTTTTATTTATATAATCGTAGAAATAACTAACTTGTTGTATAGTACCTGTGGTCTCCATGACTTTACCATTCTTTAAAAATACATATTTAAAAGGCATATATGGATATATATTTTCAGGATTTAGTTTAGGAAACTTCATTACACCTATACGACCTTTGTTTTTATTAATAGAAGACTGATGTCTATATGTATTAGCGTCTAAGTTAGTATTATTAAAAGAACTATAATCAGCTATTTCATTATTGTAGTTAATAATAGAATATGCTGCACTATCGAAATAACTAATAGTATCATCAGTTATATCAAACATATCCGTATTAGTAGTATTAGTAGAGAAACTCTCTATAAGTCCTGTACCATTCTTAAATCTATCTTTTTCTAACTCCTCTTTAAACTCTATATCAGTAACTATAGTTTTATAAATACCATGTCTATATAAGAAGTTGTATTCATTAACTCCTAGTGAATCTATCTTAGGATTATAGAATATAAGTTTAGCCCGTTTTTCAATAGTATTAAATAAATTAAAATCGAATAATGGATATATATTTATATCATATTTAAACTTATCAGTTTCACGCATATTAGTAAAGTATAGTCCTATGCCGTTATTATAAATACCATATGAATCATTTTGTAATGTATAGGGTAACTTAATTAATTTAGTAAATGGGTCTATCTTAATATTTCTATATACTTCAGTATTATCAAAATCAACTACATTTAATCTATATGATAGTGGTCTTCCTAAAACTTTAACTTTAGTTAACTCCCTATTAAAGATAGCTTTTACTAAACTATTTAAACTAACATCATGGTAACATCCGCTTATAAAAATATTCTTAAGAGCTAATAATAAAGGGTCCACTAACTGACCTTTAATAGTAACTATCTCTTGCTTATCTAATTCAGCAGGGTCAAATGCATCTTGTGATGACTTATTACTATCCTTAAAACTGTTTATTAAAATAAACTTATATCTATTATTTTTATTAAATTTAGATTTATAACCACTGCTTACAGTATTAGCATTTTTGATATAATCATTTTCCAATAGTATAGTCATCTCTAACTTATCTTTATTATTAAAAATAAGCTCTTTAAACATACCTAAACCTATAACAAATTCTACATATATTAAATCTGTTATATTATTATTAAAATTAGACTCTACTCTAAGATTAATAAAATGCGTTATATTTATATCTTTATCTACTGTATGTAAGATAGCAGTTATGGATGGTAATATGAAAGGTTTAGCATCTTTCATTATATCCATGGCTTCCTTATCTAAAAGACTTAGTCTTCTTTCACTCATGTTTTAAAATCCTTTTAATTTATAGAGATATCTTTAAGGTTAATAAAATCAGCTTTAGTTACCTTAGTGCTTAGTAAGTCTTCTGTAAAACCTACTACTTCTTGTAAAGAACTATCTTCTTTATTAATTAACTTATCTAATGTTTTATTCTTACCTTTAAGTACATTAATATAAAAATCATTAATATAGTTAAAAATATCCTGTTTATTCTTATCTGGACTAACTTCTAATCTATCTAGTAGCTCAGAGAGCATTTCAGCTAGCTTAAGCGTGTCTTCTCTTCTAACTAGGTAAATACTGAACCCATTATGATAAATGTCTATAATGGCCGTTAACGGAAGCATAACAGTTGTTCTATTGTTAACAGATGTTTTAACAGGTTCTCCATTAATATATGATACAGGAGCAGTATCGTAATGCGTAGTTTTCATAGTTCTTCTATTTATAACAGGAGCACCATTTATAAACTCTGTACATTCCTCTACACCACCTATCTCTTTTTCACCAGTGATAGCTAACATAGGTACTGAAACCATAACTCTTTTTTTATTTATATCTGATAATATACTCTTATAAGTATTAGCATGGAAGCTAGGTAACATCTCTTTATACATAAAATCTCCTATTAATAGTTTAATCATTAAAAATGAATGAAATACAAAATCCATATAGAGAATCTAATCTCTATATGAATGCGACTGTGAATGTTGTTATATAATATTTTATAATATATATTAAAATAGGCTCGAAGTAGAATTTCTCTACTGTAGGTAAGTTAAATATATCTTCATATACATTATCAATATCTTCTTTACTTATAGTACTACCATTAATAGTAGATATAAATAATTTCTCAAACTCCGTTAACGTATTAAACTCATCATCTGTTTGTAAATTATAAATAAAATCATATACTCTATTTCTAAATATATAATTAACATTATCTATCTTAGGATATATATCACTTATTACATCATCTATAGATTGTTTAGTATCGTCTTCTATTTGGGTTACAGTAGTTATCATATTTATACCCGTATAATATAACGAGAATAGGTATGGGTTAGTACCAAATTTACTACTTTTAACATAAGTTACATATTTAAGTATCCTATTCTTAGGCATATTATTATCTACTAAACATGTTAATAAATTTATAGCATTAGTATCAACTCCTGCTACTTCAATTTTATTAGGTATATTATTAAGTCCTATAGTATCACGTATGAAATCTTCCATATGCGGGTCGAATATAAGTTGGTTATCCTTATCCCTATACCCCATATAGAATTTAGTTTCAGGTTTAATAAACTCATTAGTCCAATCTGTTAATAGAATATTAATCTTATTATATAAATCTTCTCTATCCTTTACCTCTTTTTTAGTAAATAAAGGTTTAGTATTATTTATCCTATAGTCTTTATTATATATCAACTCTTCAGTAGTAGATTTAATAAGACTAGTCATAAACTCATCTTTAATATCAGTTATCTCTTTATAAACAGAATATGTTATATTAAAAAGATTATCTTTATTATAGTTAAATCTCTCTACTGTTCTTATTACATAAGCTATGCTTCTACCATCTGGTAATTTGGTTATAAATAAATCATTAGGATTAGGAACAAAATCAATATCTATAACACCACTACCTTCTAATTCATTAGTTCCTGAACTTATAGGCGTGTCTACCTTTATTTCTAAATCATCTATCCTAATATAATCTTGTATAGTAGGGTCTAGATTAGGGTCGAACTGTGTTACTAGATTTATATCTATAACGTTCCTATGGAAATATGTTACTATCCAACTATAACCAGATATAGTAGATACTAAACGTTCATCTATACGCTCACTTTCATAAGCCGGTACTAAAGATTTATCCTCTTTAGCTATTACTGTTTCTGCAATTTCATCATTAAGACCAAAAATAGCCATCAGTACTCCTTATATTATTTTTCATCTACTAAAGCGTTATCTGGTAATGACACTATAGCTTTATTATTTATAGTATATTTTATATTCATTTTATCACACATATCTTTAGCAGCTAATAACTCAGGGTTATCTGAATTATTACTAAATTTTAATAAACCTAAATCAGTAACTACATGTATAAGCAGATGATAAGTTTTAGAACTATCTAAACTCTCTAATGTTTTAATATCATTAGTATCAGTTAAGTATAACTTCTTTTCCCTTATATAGTTGCCTTCATATAGATTAATGTAAAATAAAGAATATCCTAATCTAAATAATGTATCGCCTCTATTAAGTTTCATATACTCTAAAATAAAATCAGGTAAACCTACGAATCTTAAATCATCTATATTAAAAAGAAGTTTATCATCACTAGGATTAACCTCTATGAGTAAACTAATAAGCTTTATCATATCTTCATCAAATCTAGTAAAGCCTGGTACAAAGTTATCATAAGTAGGAACCCTATATAATACGTCAGTAGTATTCTTACCTTCTCTATAGAACTTACCTATGATATTACGTATATCAAATTTATTATTAGAAGGTTCTCTAGTAATAACTACTTCTTCTTTAGGTAACCAAATATCATCTAACTTTTTATTATTAACTAATATAGGATACTGTATAGCTAATGCCATAGGTCTCTGTACATTAATTATATATTCAAATTCTAAAGTATAATAGGTTTTATCATCTTTACTAATAGCTACATCTTTAGGCTCTGTACTTATAGAACCCATAATACCTGATTCTATTCCTCTAAAAGAAGGAACTTTATACTCGCTACCTCTTTTAATAGCATAGTCTATAGCATATGTAGCATTAGTTTCTATATAGTTAAATACATTCATACCTTTAAGTTCAGCTATATTACTTAATAGACTAATTATAGATGGAGGATATAGAAAACTATACGGTAAGTCGTGTATGATTGTATAACCGCTATTTAAATAATATGTTCTTAATCTAGATTTTATATTCTTAATAGCTATCTTAGATTTATCATAGTATTTAAATTTTATAGTAATATCAGAACTAATATATCTAGGTCTTAATGAAGTACCGTTATCCTTATCTAATAATATAATTTTATTAATAGGTTTATAAGTAGATGTTGTTAAAGTTAACTCTTCGTTATCTTCTATGTCATAACTAACCTCTAACATACTCTTACCTAACTCTGGCTTATATAGATTATTTGTCATCTCTGATTCATCATTATCATATTGTGTTATATTATTAATAAAAACATTATCGTCTTTAATAATTTTCTTATTAATATCTTCTGTTACTTTATTTATCATAGGAGTTAATACGGTATGTTCTACACCGTTTAACATAGCTATTTTAGTAATCATAAAAAAACCTTTTAGACACTGAGTTAATACTCAGCATCCTCTAAGATTGATTTAAATGCTAATAAAACTATTAGAGTACTACTATAGCCTAAATATGTATAAAGTAATACTATTAAATCTACTAACTTAATTTTTAATACATCTTTATCAACATCAAGTAGTAATGTAATAGTAGGTTTTAGCATAGAGTCAGTATCGTCATAATACGGACTACTATCACGCATAGAAACTATATAACTCATAAATAACTGTTTATAAGAATTAGGTGTCTGTATATCATCTATATCATTCTGCAACATAGTTACTATAGTTTTTAATACATTAACATAGAAAATATCCCATCGCCACGCACTATCCACATCTTTAACCATTAATAATAAATCTTCTACTGTTAGTTCAGCTACACTCTTTTTAATAATGACTTCAGCTGTTTCTTTAACAGGTACATTACGGGCTACTGCGTAATTAGGAATATCATTAAAACCTCTAAGAGCATCTGATATAATATCCAACTCTTCAGAAGGACGCATATCATTATTACCGGCGCTTATTCTATTAAGTATCGCCTTACTATCTAATGCATTTCTAGATTTAGTTTTATTTTCTAAATCTAAATTATTTATTTTTATTTTAAACATATGTTTCCTTTAATATATTAATTCAAAAAAATAGACTTTTTTAAGGAAAAAAAAAAGTAAGAGAATGAACTCTTACTATAACTCTAACGGAAGTTTTACTTTAGTTAGAATTTCTTCTAAAGTTGATACACTTACCATCGGCAACTCTTCATGTGTAGTTGCACCATCTATATTTAAATTCTCCATTTTAGGACCTTGATTAATAGCCATGATAGACTCCTTATTATGTTATTATAAATCTTAGATATTACTATCTAACTACATTAATAATATATCGATGAAATTAAATGGAAATGAAAAAATAAATATAACATACGTGAACTTAATCACGTATGTTATGTAAATGTTAAATTATTTTTTAACGTAAAGACGAACAGACTCTTTAATCTGGTCACCAATTTTTGGTCTAACTGCAGAAGTTAGAGTAACAGCAGCACCAGCAGTTACAGATTTAGTAACGTCAGTAATATGGCCAGTATGTTTTTCAACAACTTGAATACAGAATCCGCCAACATCTGGAGTTGTATAGCTTTCTTTAGCTACAGCATCAAGTGTTTTTTGGATTTCTTTTTCTGCTTTCTCAATAGATTTCTCCATTTTCTTAGCAGTGTCATCAGCTTTTTTAGCAACTGATTTAAGTGTTTTTGCAACTTTATCAGCAGCATTAAAATCAACAGGTTTGATTTTATCAGATAAATCTTTAAGCTCAGATTCGTCTGGAGCAACAGTAACAGTTTTAACTTTAAGACCAGCGTATGCTTTTCTAACGTTAGATTTAAGCTCAGCGAAATCTTTAGAATCTCCGATAGCTTTAGCAGCTTCTACTGCTTCTTCAGTAACGTATGTAACAGTAACTACAAATTTGTTATAGTCAGAACCTGTAACAGTTACAAGTACTTTAGCGTAATCTTCACCGATTGCATCTTCAACTTGGTCAGTAAGTCCACCAAGGTCATCTTTGATAATATCTTGTACAGATGAACTACCGTTAGCCTCAACTTCACCTACACTTAGTTTAAGAAGTTTAGCAGACCAATCTTTAAGTACCGCAAGACCATCTTCAGTTTTAGGGTCAACGCCTTTAGCAGCACTAGCAAGACCTTTAAGTTCAGATTCGAACGTAGGAACATCTTTACCTTTAAGAATTTCAGCAACAGCAGCATCTTTATTAGCAGAAGCTTTAGCACCATCAAGGATAGACTCAAGTTTCATTGCAGCTACGTTAAGTGCATCACCATCGATATCACCTTTAACTGTATAAATAAGAGCTTTAACATTTTTAGCAAGACGCATACGTGTAGCTTCATCAAATTCATCTACATCTAGTTTTGTTTTACCATCTGTTTTAGCTTTTTTAAGAAGAGCTACAAGTTGCTCAGCAGTATCATCACCTTTACCGAAAATACCTTTAACAAATTTAACTACTTTAGCGATAAGGTTACGAATGAACTCCCATACTTTTTTAGCAAGTTCTTTACCTTTCTCTACCATTTTCTTAAGTACGTCACCCATGCTTTCAGTAGCAGCAGTAATATCTTCAGTACCAGCAGTAATGATAGTATCAGCTAAATCAGCTTGACCGATAACACGAAGACTTGATGTAAGTGCTTCTTTACCGACAACAACAGCAGTAGCAGCATCACCAGTTTTAGCAGCGATTGCATCAGCAAGTGCGATACCAGACTCTAAATTTTCAGTACCTGTAGTAAGAAGTTGGATTTGCATATCGTTAGTAGTAAGTGCCTCTTGTGCAGCTACAATGTCAGCATAAGCACCAAGTGCATCAAAATCTTTATCAGCTACTGTTCTAGTAGCGCTTTCTAAACCAAGACTAATTTTCATAATCGAATCCTTAATATTTTTTATTTATTTGTTTTTTTAATCTACTATGTTTCTAGCTGTCAATATTTCAGACATACTAATAACAAGTGATTCCGTTTTAGAACGGGTTACTTCTAAGAGTGTTCTAGTGAAAATCTCCGAAGTAAGTTTATAATTGTTAGTAGTATTTTCAACTACCTGTTGTAACACTTTACTTAGTGTCGTTACTATGCTACCAATATGCTCATTTTTTTTAGTTAAATTAACTATCTCATTATAATCCTTATCTAATTCTTTTTTCATAGTTTTTAATAAGTCATTATTTTTCTTTAATTGCTTCTTAAAAGGGTTAAGATTATTAGTAACTCTTTTTTCAAAATCGTCCCATAATAAATATATCTTACCGAACTCAATTAACTCTTGCTCATAATCACTACTACCTATAGCAGTAATATTTTTAATATAAGCATCTTTTTCAGCACCTGTTACTAACTCATTTATAGCTATTTTACTTATACGGATATCGCCCATTTTAACCATACTATATACGAATTGTACTAATGTATCTACCATAGTATCTAAATCATGTTCAGTATCAGGGTCGTCTATGGCGTCTATGACTTTATTAAGTTCATCATACATTTTATTAACATAATCTCTATCGAATGTATTTATAAAATATAAATCGGTTACGGAATATCCCATAACGAATGCATTAGGATATTGTTTCTTAACTAATTCTATTTTCTCATCCATAATATTCCCAGCATTAGGAACAGATGATTGTATTAGATTATATATAGAATCCATATTCTCTAATAAGAACTTAGTGGCTAAAACAAATTCTCCCTCTTCAGACTCAGTTATATAATTTTGTATACCCTGTGCTCTAATATTACCAGACTTAGTACCCTCTGCTAAATATCGTGCTTTCTTAATAAGTAGATTAACAAGATGAGATAAAGTTCTAGGAGATGAAGCGCCTCTTGTTCCAGTAAACTGTATATCCGTATAATGATTAATAGTTTTACCTAATTCACCTACACTTAACGCAGTATACATATCCGATAATGACGTTAGCATATCTTCTATATATTCTCTAACTAATTTAAAATCTAAAACATCAGTCTCTAAGATTCTACTATTAATAAAAAAGCTGTCTAAACTTTTAAGAGAGTCTAATATACGTTCTTCATGCGTTTTAATTCTGGCTTCATTGTTTTCTATAAAACTCATACCGGCCGTATCGCCATCTGCATAGTCTTTTTTAATATCAGCTTTTACATTATCTATAGCAGTTTCTAATCTAGAAGAGACTGAGCCTCCTCCGCTACTTGATTTAGTAGATGAGAAAAAGAAACCAACTACCTTACTAATAAGCGAAGCTACGAATGATATAACTTTACCTATAAGTGAAAATATTACTTCGAAAATCTTTTTAATAAACTTAAGTATACTACCCATAATAGATTCAGTACCATCGGTAACATTTGCATAAAGAGATTCATAATCCTCAGCTCCTATAAGTACAGCGTTGTGTTTAATAGATGTATTTATATAATCTACAACTATAGGCTGGTTATTATTAGTAGCATTAAGTATATACTCATAAGTACTATTAATATTATCTAAGGCTATAGAACATCTTTTAATCTCCATCTCTGTATTCCTCATAGAGAGTGATTCGTCCTCTATAGATGACGCTAACTCCTCAGGAGTATATGAACTATAATCTGTTTCATAATTATCAGTATCCTTATTAGGGATATTCTCATAAAGAGACTCTAGAGCTATTTTAAACTCATCAGCCTCTTTAGTATTTAGAATTTGCATAATATATCCTTACTTAAATTCTTGATAATTTATCTATCTTCATATCTAACTTATTTAATTTATCTTCGTAGAATGCTATCTGTTTACTAAGTTTAGGATTAGTACTACCATCATTATTAAAAGAGCGTAGTTCTAAAAGACGAAGTTCTAGTAACTTACGCTTATCTTTCATAGCTTCTAATCTAAGAGCTGTTAAGTCTACGAATAGTAATCTAAGGTGCATGATAGGATTACCTATAAAACCTTTAGCTATATCTTGTTTATTTTTATAATCTTTAATATTAAAATAACCTAACAAACGTTTTATAGTAGTTAGAGTATAAAAGTTTTTAATACTAAAAGTATCTTTAAAGAAACCTAAAACTACTTCAGAAGGTATAGTGGAAGTAGATTCGAATTTAAGAGATTTAATAGTCGGAACATTACCTATAGCTTCTATAATAGGTTTTAAATCAGCTTTCTCTAATTCAGGAATAATCTTAACTGTTATACTTAAACGTTGTCCCATTTGTCTAACTGTAGATGGGTCTAACTCAGTCGATGATTTAGTATAGTACTTACTTATAAGATAACTTAGCATAACCGGAGTAGTCTCTGAAAAGAAAACGCCTTCGCTAACTAACGATAGCACTAATCTAACATTAACATCATTACTAGTAGTAGTAATAGTGTCAGGCATATACTCCTCTATCTTACTTTTTAAAGACGGTAGTGTATCTCTATATTTACTAATGACATTATAAAGACGTTTAAAGAAACTTGAATCTTTTTTCTCTTTTAAAGAACTAAACGCTATCGTGCTTACTAAAACGTCTGAATCAGATGTTGTTTTAATAAGCTCATTAATACTAGGTAAAACTGTAGCATTAATATTTTTATCAATGGCATCTACCATTTCTAAGAATTCACTCTTATCCATAATAAGAGTCTGTAGTTGGTGTTTATTTTTCATTTTTACGTATCCTTACATTATTTTAAAATGGTTGTCTGTTATTCATCATTTCTTTCATAACATCTTTAATATCATTATCTTTCTCTTTTTTAAGCATATTAAAACTTAATACTGAGAAACCTGGAATATCATCTATTGCTATAATTACTTCTTCTTTTTCAGTATCTACAAAAGATACAGAGAATGCGAATAACGCTGTTGTTAATTTATCTTTATATTTCTCTTTATAAATGCTACCTTTTATCTGTTTTTCAATAGTAGCTTTTTTATTCATATCGAAAATATAAATATTATAGTTTTTAGAGAAGCTATTTTTGTTATGTAGTAAATCAGAGATAGCTGTTGTTTTATCTTTAGCATTTAGATAAGAAGCTATATCATTCTCATTCTTAATTTTTCTATGTTTATATTTTTTAACTAAATCAGTAGCGAATATTAAATCTGATAAAGAAATAGCACCACTTCTATATTCATCTACTCTCGTTAAGAAACGTTTATCATCATCACTGTCTAACATATTAGCTATTAATGTATTAGCGTTAGTATATGTTATATTAGGATAAATAATAATAGGTATAGTAACAGCTTTAGATTCGCCATTAATATCATTAAACTGTAACTGTAACTCATATACGTTAATGAAAGCAGCTACGTCTTTTTGGATATAGTTATTATTAGTCATCTTACTGTTATGTGACATGTTCTTAATCTTCTCATCTACGATAGATTCACTAGCTGGTAATAAACCTTTAGTATCCATTAAATCAGAATAGTAATCAAAATGTTCCATACCATCCGCTAATTCTATAACTCGTCTAATATCTCCTATATAACTTTTACTACCTCTACCCATCTTATTAACTATAGCTTTTGGTGATACACCATAAATTTCAGCCATGACACTAAACGCTTGTGTTACAATACCTGTGAATGTGACTAGTTCTGTTTTAACTAAATCTTTAAAATATTTGTCATCCATATATTTAAGATTTTCATCTACTACTACATTAGGAGTAATTATAAACTTAGACATAAGTCTAGTTATCTTACCACTACTCTCAACATCTGGTTCTAATGCTAATGCCTCTTTATCATCATTAGCTACATTTTTAATTATATTACCTATAGTAAGTATACCTTTTGTAAGCATATCACCTGTCATAATTTCTCCTTATAATCTTTGATTATTCAGCTTAATATTATAGGTTTGTTTAACTATGTCAAATATGTTAAAAAGATTAAACTTAAAATTGTTTTGAAATATAGGTTAAAGAAGGATTTTTTAATGAGTAATAGAGTTAATATAAACGAAACATTAGAGTCATCAGAGATGGCTCCTTTAGATAAAGCAGTAAGTAATTCTATATATGGTTTTAACCATAGTGGGATACTACCAGTTCTACAATCTAATAAAGATAAACAAGGTTATACATTCTTTGTAAAACCACAACTTAATCTAACAGATGTTAATATAAGAAACATTAGACAAATGTATGGTTTATTCGATAAGAATGAATTAAGTGCTAATAGAATAATAAGAACTACATTAGACCCTAGATTACAATGGGGTTTAAACCATCCGTTATATAACCAAGATAAACTAGAGTGCCCCATAGTAGATATGTTTAACCCATTTATACCTATATTAAGTAATACATTAACTAATTTATCAGGATGGCCTGATATAGCTCTACCTACATTTACTTCTAACTCAGGATTACGAAAAGAACAATTAGCTATGGTAGATGGAACATTTGAGATATTTGATGTCTTTGATTTATCTGCCACATTTAAAAGTTTCATTAATGAACCACTAACTACATTATTTCAAACATGGACGCAATATAGTGCGTTAGTATTCGAAGGTATGTTATATCCATATATAGATATGGTTACTGAAAATGAATTTGATTATAATACTAGAATCTATAGATTTGTCATGGATACTAGCGGTAGATATATTAAAAAATCGGCATGTACTGGAGCGGCTTTTCCTACATCTGTTCCAGTTGGAAAATTCTTCGACTTATCTGTAGATAAACCATACTCTTCACAAACTGAAGAGATTAACATAACGTTTAAATGTATGGGAGCTAGAATAAATGATGATTTAACGTTATTAGACTTTAACGATACTGTAGCTGCATTTAATCCAGAAGTTAGAGCATATCTACAAGGTAATACTAGTAACATGATTGAGATACCATACGACCTTTTACCTGTATTAAGTAATAGAGGATATCCTATAGTTGATTTAAAAACATATGAGTTAAAATGGTTACTTAGTAAAGATAGTCCTACTTATAAAAGATTAATAAATGCAGATACGGAAGATAATGGTATACCTAATAATGATTTAAACGAATCAGTAGGTATGAGTACGCAACAAGATGAGCTAGAGGCTAACGGTATAACTATAGATGGTGATAGTCAAATGTCTACCGAAGACCCTCTTCTAACATTATGAAATTAAAAGGAAAAATATGAATAAATATATCTATGACCCAAATATGATACAGGTTAAATCTTTAGAACTTTTATCTAAAGGTTTAAATAATGAAATAGACCTACCAGACCCTACTAACCCATTTACATTTTTATTAGAGAATAATGCTTTAGTAACAAGCGCAGCTCTACAGGATACTAAAATAACTATGCGAAAAATGTATCCTTATTTAGCTAAAAATAAAGAAGATTTATACCCACATATAAACTCTAGTGAAATATTAGATATCTTTAGTGTTCCTAGTAAGGCTTTCTTTAATCTACATATAAATAAAAAAGATTTAGAATTGTATGGTAAAAATACAGGAACTTATAGCGAAATCATTATTCCTAAGTTTTCTAATATAACTGTAGCTGATACTGTATTTACGATACTTAACGATATTTATGTAAGAGTTTATAAAAATAATAGTATATTCAGTAAGCTAATAGCTAATGATATACCTATTGCTGAAAATAAAGATACCATTATAGAAAGTAATACGGTTACAGATAACGATGGTTTAGAGTGGATTATGCTTAACATAAGTGTTAAACAAATTAAGTACTACAATTATAAAGACACTATTATACAATCTAAACCATATGAAAATACAATGACATTAGATGCTGATGAGCGCTATACTTTTCTAACTACTAAATCTGTTAATAATAATAATAGCATATTTACTTTAAATAGTACCTATAGTAATTTCATGTATAACCCTAATGTACCTACGGTAATCATTAGACCTATGGATAATATTCTAAATATAGAAATACCTAGCGTCTATCTATTAAATAAGATGGTTAATAGCTATATTAACATAGAGCTATATACTACTAAAGGTAATATAGAACTTTTTATTAATAAATACGTTAGTAAAGATTTCGTATTCTCTATAGAGTTACCTAGTACTACTGATGAACGGATGATAGGTACAAAAAATATAAACTATGTAATAAACGCTAGCACTAAAACATTCGGCGGTATAGATGAATTAAGTTTTGAAGAACTTAAGACTAAGATAATAAATTATAGTACAGGCGATAATGAAGTACCTATTACCATTTATGACATTAAAGATAAAGTAGCTGAAAGCGGTTTCACATTTAAAAAAGCTTCTAATACTATTTTAGAACGCGAACTCTTAGTTAATAAAGAGATTGGTAATCTAGATTACAATGTATATAGTAGTATTGATGTTTTCCATAATAACACAAAACTATATTTACCTAATATTAATAGTGATAAAATAAAAAGCATAGATGATAATATCATAGTCATAGAACCTTTTCAAATATTTAAATATAACGAAGATAGTAGTCTAACTCCTTTAACCACATATGAAGCTACTATCCTTAAAACAAATCTAGATATTTTAGAATATAATAAAAATAAATACTTCTTTACATTATATAAATATATAGTAGATTACAAAGATACACTTAATGTTAGAATATATGACGTTAACCAACCTACTATAAGTAATTATAAGAGAAGATTTAGTAATGATGAATTAAATTCACCTATAGCTATTAATAGTAGACACATTATAAAAACTTTAACTGGCTATAGGATAGTTTATAATCTTCTACCTACTAATGAGTTATTAAGTATGGATGCTACTAAAATAAAATGTCAAATATCGATACCGTTAAATGCTAATAACTTTATATATTTTAAAGGTGATTTAGTATTAAATAATAATACCTATACTTTAGTAATAGATTTAGAAACTGATAATTACATAACTGAAAAAGATGAAATAATATTTAGAACAGATATAGGAGAGGTTAAAGTAGCTACTGTTGATTTAGAAAGTAAATTATTTTTAGACGTATATAGTAATGACCAAGCTATAAATGATACTGTGCTTTATAATAGCATAAATATCATAGATGATGATTTTAATGTATTACTATATGAGGAAGAGTTTGATGGAACACTTGGTATACATCTAACACATCTTTATAAAAATTATTATATAGAATACACGGAGCGTAAGTTTAAGAAATATACGGAAGATGTTTATTTAACATATAAAGAAAATGTTTATAACCTAGATGAGAATGGTTTACCTAATATAACATATATAGATACTGATGGAGATGGTACAGATGATGACATAATCTTAGATATAAAACATAATATAGGCGAATTTGTACTAGATGATAATGGAAATAAGATAGTATTACATAAAGAAGGCGATATTATATTAGACGAAGATAACCAACCTATAATAGATAACACATTAGGAATTATACATAATCTAGATTTATTATTAATGGAGGATTCTTTCTTAAGAACTAATAATGATATTTATAAATCATATAGAGTAGATTTCTTTAAAGAACTAACTAAAGTCATAGATACTGAAATAACTAGTATAAATGATAACTTACTAGATAATAGTATATTTAAATTCTTACCTAGTAACGACCTAGATACTATTACGCTAAATATTAACTATAATAAAATAGCATATGATAACTTTGTTAAACCTATAGTTAATTTATACATCAATAATGAAACATCATTCTTATTAACAGATGATATAGAGAAGACTATATTTAACATAGTACAAACATCTTTATTAGGGGAACCTGTTATAAGCGAAATAGAGAAAACTATAGCTGAAAATATAGGGGACGAAATCCTATCTGTTAATATAGAGAATATAACGAGAGATGATAATATCAATATTATAAATTATGAAGTTAATAGTAGTAAATTCGTTATAGATAAAAAATTAGTAACATATACAGACGGTAGTTTAGTAGTTAAACCTGACTTAACTATAAATATAATTAAAATATAAAATAAGTATAGTATAAGGATGACTTAAGTCATCCTTATACTATATGATACTTGAATAGATATAGACATTATCTTTAATCGCAGTAGCCATTTCATCAGGTAATATTTTATAAAAACCTAATTGTACATTTACTGGATTAGTAGTGTTTAAAACAAAATTAAACTTAGATTCAACTATGTTATTAACAATAGTTTTATATCTACTATGGTTAATAATAAATGACTCGCTTAATGCGATAAGAATATTATTAGCTACATATGCTACATAATCTCTTATTCTTCCATTATCAACACCTACAACATCTTCAACATTTACTACACTGTTACCTACGAAGTTAACAACAGTAGCTATAATGATAGTGTCTTTCTCTTCTTGTCTTAAAGTATCAAAATTAGGATACTCTCGTTTAACTGGAAGAACCAGTGTATTAAAAAGAATATCAACCATCTCATCAGGACTCAACCCTGTACCTACATCAATGCTATTATATATTAACATATTAATTCCTTATATTTTTAAATTTTTCAGTTAAAAGATAAAGTTCATTATCTTCTAAGTTTTCAAGTCTATCATTAATGACCTCTTCATAATGTGTAGAGTTAAGTGATAATGTTGAATCACCATATCTTCCTAATATAGAAAAACGTTCATCTATTAATGATATAGACTTATTTACGTTATCTATTTGTTCCATTATATATTTCTTATCTTCGTTCTCTAAATCATCACTACGTAACTCTTTTATAAGTTGTAATTTTATTTTCTTAAGCCTCTTACCTATATCTCTATAGGTTATATTTTGGTCTATGTCATTATTAAATATTCTATTAAAGATAGTTAATACCATCTTAGCTAAATAACTAAAAAAGAAACTAACTATTTTAACACCAGCTACTAATAGTAAAATTAGAATACCGAATATAGAAAATATAGCTACCGATATAGCAAATACTATTAATCCTACTACTGTATATAAGAAAGTTAATATAGGATTATCTATCTCTTTATAATTAGTATCATTAGGTCGTATAGTACCTAGTGTAGAAATCTTAACTAGCGCTGATGATAATGTATCCGCTAATCCTAATTTAACTACAAACTTATCTGACTCTTGTTGTAAATCTAATTTAACAGAGTTCTTATTCTTATCTATCCTATATGTTTTTAATATAAATACATCTAACTCTTCTAATACTCCTATAGCCGTATCGCTCTCAGTATCTGTTCCTGATTTCTTTAAAGCTATAGATAAGCTCTCTATTGGATTCTTATTCTTAGAGAATTTCTCTGTTATAAAATTATCTAATAGACTTAATGTATTTCTAGTACTAGTATACATATATTCTAAATAAGAAAATAGATAACCTATCTCTTTTAATAATAATGAAATAAATTCATCAGGATTAAGATTAACAACAGTAGCGGCTAATACATCTGTTCTTATAGTAAAAATAGAACTTTCTAAACCAGTAACATATGCTCTTTTAAAATCTAATTTAAACTTACCTTCTGATATAGCTGTTTTTAAATTATTTAAAGTATTATAACTATTTTGTTCTGCTTTAGTAGCTAGAGTCTCCCATATTATATTATTAGCTCTTTTTTTAGGAAAAAGACTATCTAAGTTATCCATAGCCATATTAATTACTTTATAGTTCATTGGAGGTGTTACTAAATATGTTATACTATTAAGATTTCTTTTAGAATTTTCTATATTTACGTTAAGACCAAATCTATCTTTAAGTATTTCACTTATCTTAGTTAATCTCTTAGATATCATATCTACCTTCATAGTTGCTTTATAATGCTCATACTCTTTATATGTTTTCTTACTATCGAAATTAGTTCCTACTATATCAGGTAGCGTTAATCTAATCTCATCAAAAAGTTCTGTAGCTTCTTTATTTAGTCTTAATATAAATTTAGTATTTGTTTGTGTATTAATGCTTTCGATGCCTTGTGTTAACATGTCGGCTCCTTTAGATGTTAAATTCAAGCTATTAACATTAATTCAACAGCTGTTATTTTGAAAATATATACAAAGGTTAATAATATGGCTAAATTTTATTTAAAAGATTATGCATCGTTCAATAGTTTTAATGATATAATAGCAGTTAGTTGGCAAATATCTTTAGATAGTGAATTTAAGTTTATAGTAGATGAAACTATATATAATACTGACGATATCGCTATGTGGCATACTCCATTACATAGATTAGATAACTGGGATTTCTATACTGAAAACGACCCTCTATTTGTTAGAGTTAAAATATATTCTAATAATAATAATGTTATAAGCGAAAGCGATTGGTTTATAGCTGAACTTAATAAAGATAGAATAAATAATATAAAATTAACTAATCCTAAAGGAGAGGTTATAGGGGAATATAATATAACTGAAAATGGGTTAAAAAGAGTCTGGTGATACATACGGCATAAGTCGTATGTATCATCATATTTTATTCTCATCTACTATATCATCTATCTTAAGCATGTAATCGTCATTCTCAGCAACGTTGAACCTATAATCCGGCTTAACTAGTGATAATGTATGATTAATAATATTTCTTTCATTACCGTGCTCTGAATGCGGGTTAAGTAGCTTAATAGTTATATCGTTATTAATGCAAAAAGCTTTTAGTTTTTCATATTCCGAATATGTGTTAAGTTTATCTATGATAACTGCATTATCTAGAGTAGATTTTTTAATAGAATCTATTATAGCATTAATGAATATATCAGAATGTAAAGTATATAATACTTCTTTATGTATTTTAAAAATATCTTCCATATTAGTGAATTTACTATAGAAGGTAAAATAATCATCTCTTTTTAAGGCAGACTCTACTTCTCCGACATCTATACCTAATAATTTAGATAATGAGTAAAACACTACTTTGTCAGGGTCAGGATATTTTACTTTATATCCTAACGAAGTTAATCTACCTTGTAAATATTTAGTAACTTTAGTATTAGCTAATCTAGACCAGCCCATTACGACATAAATGATTTTAATATCCATTTTATAACTCCTTAATTAATTTCATTTTAACATATTAGTTAAAGTTTCATCAGGTTTTATAAAAAATCCTAATGTCTCTAATACCATATAAAGAACTCTACAATTATCTATGATAACCCTATCTGTAGATATAATAGGTAGTAACTCTTTAGGTATACCTTTAGTGTGCGTTACTATTAACGGTAGTCTAAAAACCTTAATCTCACTTTTACCACTTAATGTTAAGTAATCTTTAAAGTTATTACGGAACTCTTCATCGCAGCTATCTAAGAATATATTCATATCATTTTTACTATTTATGGTAGTAGGAAATTTAACAGCCATAAATGTAGGTTTAGGTGCATCTCCGTATAATGGCTTAAAAACTTTATTCCATAAAATATAGTGTGTATAAGGAGATTCTAATTCCCCTTTCTTATAACCTTTAGCATCCTTTATCTTTTCAAGTTTTAAAACATCAGGCGAACCTTTATATACTAGGTCTTTAATAATCTCTTCTGCTTCTAATACTTTATTAAGATATTTAGTTAATGGAACCGTCTCTTTTTTAAATGTAGTGTTCATGATATCTATCATCATCTCTTCAGCCATATCACGTATAGGCTGGTATGCATTAGGCGCTATTAAGTTAACGCCTTTACGCTCTAATGATTTCTTTAAATCTATAGCATAAATGTTACCCTCTTGAGATACTACATTAGCAAAATAATGTTTAGAGACATTAGTATTAACAAAAACATCCCATACGAACTCATTCTTCATTTCTAAAGATTGAGCATCTTCATACTTAACGTTCATGTTACCTGCAAATAGTTTAATGTAATGGTCCATAGATTGTGTAACTAACGCAATGATAACTGAACTAACGGCTAACCCATTATCACTAAATGTAGGTTTATTAAAATACCAATCTACCCAGCTACCATAACTGGAACAAGTACTATCTGTATCTGATAATACTATAGCTTCCCTAACCATATCTTTAATATCGGTTATAGAAACTGGAAATATATTAGTTACTAAAAATAATTTAAATATATCACCATACTTATCTATAGTATTAGTAAAACCAATTATAGCTGAAGCCATATTACGTTTATCTACTAAAGTAAAATCATCCCTTTTCTTACCTCTTAAATCACTAATACACATTAGAGCAGCAGTATTATAAATCCATTCATCCGTTAAGTTTAAAATATCATCATACTCTTCTTCTGTTTTGGTTATAAGGACTTTTGTAGTAGCTTCTGCTATAACTCCTCTCATTAAGTCAGGGTTATATGTTCTAAAATGATACATGTCATTACTATATAAAATAAATGCTCTTTTAAATCCGTCTATTCTATTTAAAAAATCAAATATTATTCTCTCTTTTTCTAAATTCCTCCAATACTTACTAGATGATTTAATAACTGAAGCCATGACCTCATCTGCCGTAGGTATATGAATATTATATTTATGTATGACTCGTTCAACTTCTTCAGTAGGAGTTGAATAAGCTATGGTTACTAAATGTTCTAATGTAACATCAGGGTCCTTATAATGTTTATTACCAGATATGATAGATTCACTTAATGCATTACCTATTCCTGAAACACATCTTGTTATAGATGTTAATGTATAATGTGCAGATGGGTTATTTAAAACAGTACCCGCTGATGCATATGCTCCTGATAATGAGTTATTAAAAATCTTCTTAACTTTCTGTATGGTATTATGATACTCGAATTGTTCGAATTGCTTATTCATCTTGTATTTAAACGCAAGCTTTTTATGTTTAGAGCGCTCTTTAATATTGTTCCCAATAAAGTCAGCGTGTAGTGAAGCTTTCTTATCCTTACTAAAATATACCGTAAATGACGGTACTATGATATCACCAGTATCTTTAACATATTTAATATATGAAGATAAAGATGTTTTACTTTTATTCTTTTTACCATTAATATCCCGTTCGTAAAAATAGACAGTAGGGTCTTTAAAGCTTTTTATTTCTTTAATAAAAGTTTTTATTTTATCTTTATAATCTAATGTACTATCTTTCATAGTTTTTAAAAAGTAATTACCTATTTCTAAATAATGTCTTATTGGGTCAACATCATTCACATAAAATTCTGGCTTATTTTTAAAATACTTGCTTATTTTTTTCATTCATCTCGCCTTTAAAAATCTATATTCATTTAAGAATAATCGGGTAAAAAAGAATACTAGTTAGTAAGACATAGTCTTACTAACTCAGTATCTGGTCTTTATATACTTCCATTAATGTTTTGGCTGTTTCATTCGGCTTACATGCGCGCTTATTACTATTAAGTATTTTACGTAAACTAGATTTACTATTAATACCTTCTGTAGTAACCATAATCAGAACAGCTAATAGTGTAGGCTTATTTTCTATAAACCCTATACTTAAACTTTTACTATCCATACTATAGAAACTTCTACTTAATGTCTGTAAATATAAATCGGGTTCTAATCCATCTGTTCTAGGAGTATCTAACAGTACTTTAATATTCTCTACTAAAGAACCAATAGTTCTACTAGGAAACATAAGTTCACCTGCTCTGAATTTAGTTATTAAAGCATTACCTAAATCTTTAAGGTCTCCTTTAACTAAAGCATTTATGTCACTCTTAGGTAATCTATATATGTAGTCCTCTATCTTAGATAGCTCCTCTTCATCCATAGTTAAATAATGAAGCTTAGCTATTATATTAACTTTATCAGCTATAGAATTATCAAATGTCATCATAGTCGTAGTTGTTGTTATTATAGATGCGAATGACTCTTCTATAAAAAGATTAACAGATGATAACCATGCTATATCATCATCTAACATAAGCTTAGTGAATACTAACCTATATAACTGCATCATGCCATTATATTTATCTTGTAGCATATCGGTTACTACAATCATATCGTCCAGCTTAGCTTTCATATATGGTCTAAGGTCGACAGCTACGACATCATTACCTCTAACATCTTTAAAGATTAATGGATTACCCCATATAGGTAATTCTTTCTCTTCTTCATTCTTACCAGTGATGATAACTACTTTAGATTTATCTTCTTTAATCTCGTAAGATAAATCATCAGTAGTAGATGATATATATTTATTTAGTTCGTGCTCTACTTTATCCATATTGGCCAGCATACCTAATGTGCCGTCGTATATATTTAACATTATAAATCCTTATTATTTGTTTATTCAAAAGAAAAAAAGAGTTATACGATATAGATTAGGAAAACCTAATCTATATCGCCCATTATAATGTCACCTATGGCTTCAGCTGTTATTTTTGTTTCAGCTTGAACCCATGATTTACAGATATCTGGAAATACTTCTCTCTCTAATAGGAAATGTCCCCATGCTTTAGGGTCATTAGTATAACCGCCCATTATCCATGTTTTATACTTAAGATGGTTAGGCCACCTATTATATATCTCTTTATGATAACCTAAATGCTTCATTATTTTCTGTACTAATTTAGGGGATAATTCTAAGAATATATCAACCACATCTTCAATAATTCTAGCATCTAATAAACGTTTACCATATTTACAATTTTCACAACCTATACAGTTTAGATTATTGTTTTCTATAAATGAAATATCTAATCTATCTTTAATCCTAACTAAAATATCATCAGGTAACCAATACTCATCTTCAGTTACTACTCTTTCAGAAAGAGCTATCTGTGATATTCTAGAATGCGTTCTTATTTGTGCGAATACAAAATATGGAGCTTTTACTTCTACGGCTCTATAATTATATACTTCACCATATGGTATAAGTTCATAGTCTATACCCGCGTTTACTAAAGCTCTTAGATTAGTATATAGGATGTTGCCTTCTAAATAACTATACGGCATTATCTCATTTAGGAATACATCTAAAGAAACTTGTATAGGCTCATCAAAATTTTCTATATCGGTAGATGATAATAAATAGAATACTTCATTTTCATCACCTATTACTTTTTTACTTAACCTAGCATCTAGGATAACGGGAATATATTCTATAGGTCTACCTGCTTTATTACTAATAGTCTTATTACTTTTTTCTATATCATTAATAGATATATTAGGCGCTGCTTCTGCTAATAAGCTACTATATCTTTTTTTAGGGCTATTAGCATTATCTTTACCTCTACTAACGGCCGCTATACTCGTAGCTATACGTATACGGTTATCTTCGGAAGAATTAAATTCTGCATATTCCAAACCTAATTTATTAGAAATCTCTCTAACATAACCTTCTTCAAATATCTGCTTATATATTATATACATTACATATGTCCTTTAGTTAAGACCGTCTTCAAGTATCTCACGCTCTTTAGTTAAATCTCTATTTTCAGCATCTCTATCAGTGAACTTATCAGGGTATCTAGCTTTTAATTTTTTGATGTTGGTAAGTTGTACAGTTTCAACATCTCCGCCATTTATCTCTACAGATGAGCAAATGCCTTTATACATTTTAATAGTTTCTAGTTTAAAAACATCTAAATTTACTTTAGAGCCATAAAATAGAGCTTTTTTACAAACATCTAATAAATCAGTTCTCTCTTTAACAGCTGGTTCAAAATCATCTATATTTTCTAGCTCACTTACAATATCTAACTCATCTGCTAAAATAGCTAGATACCAAAATGTATCACCGCACTCTTCTAAAAAATTAACTCTATCATTAGCGCGTGCTGCTGCCATTATTTCAGTAGACTCTGTAACAATTCCCATAATCGAATGCAACATACGATTCGTTAATCCAGTATCTTCTACAACTAATTCTTTAAGTGGTTGTTTAATAGACTCAGTTTTCTTAGCCTCTTCTACGTATGTATATATATCCATCTTTCTATCCTTATTTATTTAATTCATATTACTTATTACGATGAAAAAATAAATACACATAGACAATTAAGTCTATGCATATTTATAATAATTAACCGCGATATTTCATGTTATTGAAATTACCCATGAAACCTGCGCTACCCATTTGCTGTGCTGCGAAACCTGTATTAGATACAGAAGCACCGTTGTATGCTTGCGCTACAAATTGTAAGTTATTGAAATCGTTATAACCGATTGGATTACCTTCAGTACTTGGAGCATAACCAGCAGCCATAGCTTTTTGTACTAACTCTTCTACAAATCTACCATGTAGTGGAACACGTACCGCTTTACCAGTAATAGTAACCTGTAAGTTAAGAATAGTAGCAATTTTATCAATCACTTCTAATTTAAGAATATAAGGTTGTTTACCAGTATGACTTTCACAAATGTGAGATGGTAAGTTAGAGAAAATCCATTCAAAAATCAACGCTGGTTCATTAGTATACTTAGCGATAAATGTTGTATCGATTTCACGAATATCTCTTGTATTACCATCAGCATCTACATAGTTACCAATAGGTACTAAGAAACCTTCATTAGCTGCAACTGCGTTAGTTTCAAACTTACTTCCGACTAAACGTTCTGCAGCAGATAAGATATCATTAGTAGCACGTTGTGTAGCACTTGGAATACTTAAACCTACGAACGGAGTCATATATGAATAACTTGCACCATATAATTCAACTTCAACTGCGAAGATAGGAGAAGAGCTGATATGCGTACGAATGATATCATTGATGATTTCAGGTTTAGCTTTAGGGTCTTTAAAAGATAGCTTATCTCCAAAACCAGCACCATCACCTTTATAGTTAAACAAGTAGTTAAGTGGGCCAGCATCTTTCTCAATGATAAGAGCACTTAGTTGTTGTCTGTTAGTGAATGTTGCAGCATTGATAAGAGATAGTAAAGTATAACCCATAGTTGGAGCTTTACCTAAGAACTCATTAAGTATAATCATTGGTTTTGCTGTACGTTTGATTTGTTGTGTATATGGAATAACATCTTCAGAAATGATATACTCTAAATAACCAGCAGTTGTAGCAAGCATTTTTCTAGAGTTAGTTCCGTGAAAATCACGAACATTACCATTACGGACTACGTTAGTTTCAACATTGAAATCTGTACGAACCGTTCTACCTAACTTATTGATAGTAAGACCAGTGTTCATGATTACATCAAGTGTAAGATTTGAGTTTGAAGTTACTTTACGAATATCAGCAGCAGTGATATCTCTAGCCTTACCAGTTTCAACTAGCTCTTTAAGAGCGATAAGGTCATGGCCATATTTAGCAATGATTTCGCATGTTGTCTCAATGTTAGCATCAGTAGGGATAACTACGCCCTCTAAAGATACAAGTGGTGCATCATTGAACTCTTTTCTAAGAGTCTTTTCAATTTGCTCATATAGATAATCATTAAATGCATCAGATGTTACAAGGATAGCAATACTGTTTTTAATGTTCATTTCTGCAATGATTTGTTTAACTGTAACTGGCGCACGACCTGTAGCTTCAAGTAGTGACATGAAGTAGTAAACCTTACCATTACTTCCTTTATAATACATAAGTACGAATGAATAACCTAAGTCATATGCATCTTTATTAATAGTTGCTATTTTAACATCAATCTTTTTAGACTCGATACCTTTCAAAAATGCTTTACCCGCATCTTCTAAAACTTCACCATCCGCTTTATCAGAGATAAGGATACTATCAAGACTAATCAAATCTTGAAACTGCTCACCGTTATCTGTACGTTGGTCATCTACGAACATATCTTCTAAATTGTTTTGTGCTGCAGTTGCTTGTTCTACATTTACTTCTGTTTCTACGCCTGTTTTAATTCCTCTTTGAATTGCCATTTGGACTTCCTTTTAATGTTATGTTTTCTATTAGAGTTCCTAACTCTCATATTAGTAATATCTCTTTAAATTATTTTCGAATTAAAAAGTTACTACTATACTAGAGTATATACTAACTAACCTTATTAGGGTTAGTTATTAACTTTAATAGTTTATTCAAATAATAGTATATCTTTGTCTGTATACTATAACCTAACATCTTCGCTAAAAGATGTTTTTTATTTATTTGTTCAATAGTAATATATATGTATAAAAAATATATTTATATATTAAAAAGAACATGTGCACATATTAATAATATATAGCTATATAACTATAGAGATTAAAAAAATACACATAGTGTATGTCCCATATGGGACATACACTGTTAAATAAATGGGCTAACCATACCTTGTATATATCTAGACATAGATACCGAATTATTCATAAATAGTATCTTAGCCATTTTCTCTTTTAAGAATGTTTTATAATCCTCTAATGCAGAGGAGTAATCATCAACTATATCACTAACTTTACTTAGTTCATGACCGTTATATAACTCACCTTTATCTAAAGCTATAACTAACTTATTATAAATAAAAGCTTTAACAGCATATGTTACTAATTCAGAAAATGCTATATAAGAAGATGGTTGTAAATTACTAAGGTTACTATTATTCTCAACTATGATTCTTAGGAACCCGTTCGCTATAGCCATTACGTTATCATGTACTAATATAACGTTAGGCGCTATAAGCTCCAAGTTAGTTATAACTGTAGACGAGCCGACACTACCCATATGGTACATTACATTATTAGCACTATTAATAAGTGGGTTACCAGATGTATTAGTCATATTAGTATATGTAACATTAGCTGTTAATGATAATGCATTTAATACCTTCTTATTATTAGTAAGTTCATAAGGAACGCTTATGACTAAGTTTCTCTGATTCATAGCGTGTTCGTAATATGTTACATTACATCCATTAACAGGTATAGTTAATTCTATACCTCCTATAAGATTACAGTCTTTTAAAACGATAGGTTCTATAACTAAATCAGTTATCTGTTTCTCTAAAGTCGTAGGTATGCTATAAACTGTAGCTTTACGCATAAAAGCTAAATTCAATATCTCAGATGGTATCTCTAAAGATAATCTATCTAAGGCATACTTAACGGCAGACATTATGCTACCTTATTACAATGTTGGAAATAACAGTTAGGTATAATTGCATTAAGAACATTTAACAACTCACACTCACCTCGTGAATTCTCCATAACATATTTAACTGGTAAATTACTAATATCATTAGTATTACTAGTTATAGAATAATCATGTCTTAATACTTTCAACAACTTAACAACATCACCTGTTTTATATAAGGCACTTGGGTTAACTAATGACCCATTAAAAAAACCTTTAGCATCTCTCATTTTCTAACTCCTATTTTAATATTTCATTTAGTTTATCTATTTTCTCATCTAGTATTTCTTTAGTTAAAAAATAGTCTACTTCAAAATATTTGTTTCGGTTGGCCAACTTAAGCGCATATCTTATTTCATTTATAACATCCTTATTCATCTTCTCATCTATATATTTTAATAGGTGTATGATTATATCTATTCTAGATAGCCATATAAGCCAAGCATTCTTTCTATTAACCCTATCGTTAGGTAATTGTTCTATACTTAAGAAATCCTCTCCAGTAGGAGCTATGATAGTTTTAAGATACTCTTTATAAGTTATCCTATTATGCTTTTTAAAATTATCCATAAACCACTTCAACATCTCATCTATATGCTTACCTATATCTGGTAATGTAAAAGGATTGTAATTATAATATTTACTAACATATACATCATCTCTTATATTCATATATCTACTTATAGACGTTTTCTCTATTATACTAGGTATGATATTAACCAATACTACCTCATATACGAATCTAGCAGCATCAACATCCTTATCCTCTTCTAACTGCTCCTTATACCAAAGCCTGAACTGTATACCTAACTTAACTGGGTCTATAGCATATATACCTATATCCATGAAGTTACCATGGTCATATCTTTTAGGATGTGTTATTAATATATCACTTATAGAAGTATGTAACATATAACAACCTACTATCTTTCTATAATCTGTTTCATATATATCAAAACTCTCTCTAGTATAATATAGATATTCATTAACATCATCTAGTATAGTATTTTCAAATGGTTTACTATTATTATTGTTAGTAGTTATTCCTAACTGGTTACATATGTAATATCCATCACTATCTAATATGTTATATAGTTCTAATATATCTATATTCATATCGACATCTAAACTCTCTATAAGTGTAACTAAAACATTAGGTCTTTTAACATATAAACCATTACTACTATAATAATCTCTTATAGCGTATAGATATGTATTTAGATAATGTTCTATTCTATCATAATGTGGATACTTATATTTAACTCTAATATCTTCAGTATCTGTTAAATGGAATAACTGTAACATTATTGTTATCTCCTTTAATATATTATTCAATACATCATCTGTACTATAGCTGATTGTTATTCTAACTTTCTTCTTATTATTTTTTAAATTAAAAAAAAACATTTAACCTTAATCTATTAACATCTACTTATTATCTATTACTATCTTATTATTGTTATTATTATTATATTAACCTATTATATGAAATAGTATATAAATAGTTTATTAACAGTTAATATATATTTCGGGTATACAGGACCAATGACCTTTTCATTGGGGCACCCTATATATGGATGAACTGAAGCGAGCCAACGGAACGAGCGTAAGTGAAGGAATATTAGAAACCTGTATAGGAGGCGAAGCCTCCTCTTTATATTATATATATATTGAGGATGACTTTAAAAATTAAAATTTTTAAGTCAACTATTTTTTTTTTAATTTTTTAAGATTTATTTTTATAGATTTATTTTTTAATTTTAAATTTTAATTTTACAAAAACGTTAAGAAGATTGACGGTAGTCTAATAGAAGAATAGTGTTTTAAAGGAAATTTTTTTTTCAGCGATGGTCAGGCGGCGGAAGCTGCTTGGCTATCTGCTTCTCTTTCTTTCTAGTATATACATATCTTATAAGAGAAAGATGATATACTGAATATAATATTAAAGGATATGAACTTATGGATAAATATAGAAGTATTAAATACAGTTATGGCAGTAGAACTAAAAGATATACTATACTAACTAATAAAAGCTTAGAACTGTTTAACGTTATAAGTAAACTAATAGGTAAGAGTAGTTGTAATGTTATAATGGTTAAAGTAAATAAGAGTAGTTTTGATATATACGAATTCTTCTTATTAGAGTTAGAATTTTTATTAAGAGAATTAAAAGATAGTAGACCTGACTTAGGGATGTTGTTAGGTGGTCCTTTTATAAATGATTTATTAGGTTTTATAAGAAAGAGAAGTTGGGTTAGTGATAGATATAGTAATACTAGTATGGAAGTTCTTAATAAGGGTAATATAATAAGATATATGAAATATAGTCCATTAGAACATCAGATGTTGAGTTATAAGAAATATGAAGAAGTTAAACGTATGGGTAATTTAAGAGGATATTTATTAGATGCTGAAGCTGGCGTTGGTAAGACCTATATGAGTTTAAGTTTAGGGGAAGCTTTAGAGTATAACTATTTTATTATATTAGCTCCTAAAGCTACGTTAGATGAGGTATGGGTTAAAAGTGTTACTGAGAGTCTATTTAAGAGCCCTCAGAGCGTTATCAAGCTGGATGCTAAGAATGATGTATATCATGGTGAAAAATTCATTGTGACGCATTATGAGTATATAAGTAAAATATTAGAAGATAAGAAGCTTATGAGGAGATTGAAAAAACTGAAACCTATGTTAATCATAGATGAGTTCCATAACTTTAACGAGATAACGTCTATGAGGACACAAAAGCTTTTAGAGTTAGTCACATACATGAGATTAGAGGATATAGTTTTATTAACAGGTACGCCTATAAAAATGAGTTTAACAGAACTTAAACCTATGTTATATATACTAGATGATAAGTTCCCTCCAGTGGTAGATAGATTTGATGATTTTTATAGAAGATTAACTCCTATTAAAAAAGATATGTTACATTATAGATTTGGTTTATATAAAGAGAGAATAGTTAAAGATAAATCTAATATGCCTAATATTACTATAAGTGAATATAAATTACGCATAGAGGACGCTGAGAGGTTCACTATAGCTAATATACGTAAACGTATGGAAGATTATAAAAATAAGCGTATGATGGAGATATGGGACTCTTATGACCTATATGAAAGTCAATTCGAAACATTGTTACAGAATATGAAAATGAATATGCTTAATAAAGGATATAAACATAGGGATATTAATAATATTATAAGAGATTATAAATCTAATATAAAAGTAATACAACAACATAGTAAATCTAAAAAACTATATATGATACAGGATATATTAACAGAGACTACGTTAATGGAAAAAAACATCATAACTAAATATTTAAGTAGTGGTGATACTAAAGCTTTTAATAATGTTAAATCTATTATAAAATATCCAGAGCTTAAAGTTTTAGGAGAAGCATTAGGTAAAATACTATTAGGCTCTAGGATAGAATGTTATAACGCATTAGCTAAAGAGCTATCCTATAAAAACTTATTAAGTTTAACTAATAAGAAAGGTCTTATATTTAGTAACTATGTATCAGTCTGTAAAACAGTTATAGAACGCACTATTAAAGAAGGTTATCAACCAGTTGGAGTTTATGGTGATAATACTAAAGATTTAACTAATACCGTTAAAGACTTTAATAATTTAGATAGCCCCTCTAACCCTATAGTAGCTACTTATAAATCTTTAAGTACCGGTGTCCCTTTAACTAGTGCTAATGTAGTTATTTTAATAGATACTGCATTAAGAAGTTATCTTTTAGAACAAGCTATAGCTAGAGCATGGCGTATAGGTAATGATGAGGATGTTGTTGTTTTCATGGTTAAATTAGATACAGGTAATAAGTTTAATATAACAGAGAGAGATTTATACATAGTAAATACTAGCCAGATGAACGTAGTCGATATAACAGGTAATGAAAAATCTATAGATATACCTGAACAAGTTATACCGTTAGAGTTAGAGGAGAATGTAGAAGATGAAATCATAGAGGAGATAGAGGAAGAGATAGAAGAAGGATTAACATCATTTATAAATATAGATATGGTTAAAGAGTTAAATGTTAATCTAAATGATGATAGTAAAGAGAACCTTATTAAAACACTTATGAAGAAAATAATATTTAAAAAATAAAGATAACTCTATAAGGTCTTATGACCTTATAGAGATTATTTAAAAATATCTTTGATTACATTATAGCCATCACGTATACCATATGCTAAAGTATCTATAACAGTATGGTCTTCTTTAGTTATATCCATTATTTTAATAACGGCTATGTTCATATTTATTAACTGGTAATATACATAGTTACTATAAGCGACTGCAGTTATGTATTTAGCTACATTACTTATATAATCAGAAAACATATTAAGAGTAGCTCTATCCATAGCTCCTTTGTTTTTATTAATACTATCATATATAGCTTTTAATTTAACTAAGATAGTTTCATTCATGCTGTATATATCTTCTAAATCTTCCATTCTATAATTACTACCTAAGTGTAAGTTATTTTTAGTTAATGTATTTAATTCATTAAGATTTTTAACTAACTCTTTAACGGGTTTTCTATCTACTAAAACTTTATTAGAAGTTACCTTATCTAAATTTTTATTCATAGCTACAACTGCTTTATTAAGAGAGTGTAATTCATTCTTATCTATATTAACGGATATACTATCAGCTTTACTATCTAAGATATCATCTAGTAGACTATTAAAGTTATCTAAAACTGTTAATGTACTTTTAACAAAATAACTGTTATCATTAACGATATTATATAGTTCTGGTAACGTTACATTTAATCCTAACATAACAGGTGATTTCTTATCTGCTATTTTATAGAATTTAAAACCGTTCTTCATATGTGTCACTAATGTAGTTCTAGCTACATATAAGTCTTTTATATTAGGAGTTTTAGTTTTATAATCTATGAGTCCATCTATCGCTATATTCATAGTGTTAAAGTAATCCATGATACCAGATACACCTTTTTCAAAAGCTTTATCTACTTTATAAAAAGCCTTATCTATAAACTCAAATGCTTCTTGACCATTAGTATAGGTAGTATAGTCATCGTTATAACTAGTATACTCTTCAGTATCATCGGATACGCTACCGGTATCAGTGTCACTAGTAACGCTTATACTTTTATCATTACTTTCACTAACGGCTTTATAGTAATTCTCTATAGAATCATCTATAATCTCATTACCTTCTTGCAACATAGTTTTCTGTTTAATAACAGGCTCTATCTTCAAATCTATTTTTCTATCTAGCATGATTTAAAATCCTTTTCTTATATTTATTCAAAGAAAAAAAGAGATGTCCATATAGTACAGCTTAGGCTGTACTATACGTCACATAGTTAACATGTCATAAACTAAGTCTTCTTCATCCTCAGCTTCTTCATTAGTATCCAAGTAAGACATAAGTGTTAATATAGAAGTTTTAGCTATATTAAGGTTACCACTTATTTTGTATATATCCAACTCTGGTACATTTCTAAATGGGTTAAATGCCTCAGCCAACTCTGCTAGCATATTGTCCGTTAATACTGTAAAGTTTAATTCATCTCCATCCACATCTGCGTTTAACGATGGCATCAGCGGTAATGGAAAACCTGTAGTATGGTCATGTACATTAGTCTTAAATCTAGTTATAAAAACTTTAACTATACTACCTACACCCAAACTAGGATTTCTATTAGCTAGAACAGGTATTCCTTTATACGGAGATTCATCTATGAGTTCCTGTAAAATTTTATCTATAACTTCGTTATAGTTAAATGTAGATTCATACACTAACGCACTAGCATCTTTATGATTATAACCTAATGCATAAAGTTTATTTAGCACATGTGGTCTAAAAGTAGTTAGTCCTATATCCCATGGTACATGTATAGTATCATATTCAAATTCAGAACGTAATGTTGAGATAACTGTTCTAAATGTGAAGTGTGCTCTAGTACCGAATATATTCTTTCTAGATAATCCTCCTTTCTTACTAACAAAGTTCTTAACATAATCCACATAAAGATTAGCAGATAATGATATAAGTTTAGCTGTATTCCTACCTAACTTTTTCTTAGTAGCATTGACATCAGTGTTAGTAGTTATAGCTAGTAGTGCTAAATCTATGATATCTGCTAATAGTAGGTTAGTATAATTACCTTTATTAGTATTTTCAACTACGAACAGTTTCTTATTAATAAGAGGTAGATTAGTAGAAAATATATCATCTTTCTTCTTAATGAAATACTTATGTAATTTCTCAAGTTTCATCTGCTTATTAAAAGCTTTGAACTGACTGTTATGTTTAAGATAGATGATGATTTTCTCTAAATTATTAATAACATTGATATATTCCCTACCTCCTATAAGTTCTTTTATATTATGTAAAACAGGAGGTACTTTAGGAGGATTATAACTACTATCTGATAGCCAACGTAGACTGTCTACTTTAGTATTAATAAGTTTAGTTAAATCAACCCAGAATTTAGGATTAACAAAAGGTAACTCATCATCAAACTTTCTAACCCATAAGATAGGGTCTATAGAAGATGACATATCTACAACAGGCGTACCGCATACAGGACATATCCGGTCTAATAAGTAACCTTTAGCATAATGACCGCATGAGCACTGGGGTATCAATGATATCTCGTCATCATAGGTAGAGTATATTAAATCCTTGATGCCGCTCTCCTCTAACTTTAAATCATTTAGCATTATCTTCTTCTCTACTCTAGAGTGTAAATCATCTAGACTTATTATATTCTGTATAACTGGCATATTTATCCTTTAAGTATTTTAAATGTTATTTTATAATTATCTTTCTTAAATACAACGAATTCACTATTTAAGTCTAAGATATTTTTATTATTTAAACCAATATCAATCCTACGTTCATTTTTTCGTATTTGACTATTACCAAAAGGCGTACTTGGTTTAGCTTCATTATCTTCTTCCTTCATTTCTATAGTAGGGTCTATAACAAAACCATCTAAATTTATGGTAAATCTAGGTAGTTCTAAATGACTCATAAGTATCTCATTAGGGTATATTCTAAGTTTAGTGAAATCGAACTCTATTTTAACTTCATCCTCATCGCCTATCTCTTCTAACTTATATAATTTAAGTATATCATTACCAGATATAAAATCTAAATTAAGCAATTCTAATAACTCTTTTAATTTCATATCCCTATTCGATATATGTTCTTCTACTATAGCTTTAAGGTGGTCTATTGTAAAAGTTACTAACCCCCTATAAGCGTCTAGTAAATCATCGTAGAAATCACTAAGTACTTTAAATTCCTCACAGTACTCGGTAATAGTCTCTACGTCTAACTTACCAAAATGTAAAGCATAAGTTATCCTACCTGGTCTATTAAGTATAAACGGAGATATCCTATTTTTATGGTTCTCTGTTATTATAACTATCCTATTCATTCCTAAAGTATTAGAAAGCATAGTCAGCATTTTATCCTGTTGACTAGTATTAAATGATTTACCGAACTCATCGAAGAAAAATACTACATTATCCATTAAGTCTAGATATGTTATAAGTTTCTGATTGAATTGTATATTAGATAGTAAAATAACTTTCATGGCATTTTTCTCTACACATAAGTTAGATAAAATTTTAGCCATCTCAGATTTACCAGCTCCTGCTTGGCCCGTTAATATTACCCCGCTATTAAATTTTCTTCTTACGAATGCATTCCAGTAGAAATTAATATACTTAGGTAATTTGCCATATAGCTTTTCTGGCTCTTTAAATTTAAACGATACATAATTTAATGTATATTCTCCGTGTATTTGTTTAAGTTCATATATGCCTGGAAAAGACATCATGGGGTTCATCATCATACATGCTCCTTTTAATATTATATGTTACGTAACTCGATATCATATTAGTAATATACGCACAAAAAGAAATAGAGTTAATATAATATATTAGTTAGAAAAAAAGCATACTAGTAGTTGGTTTAAACCAACTACTAGATATTCTCAATTTTACGTATAAGTAATTTATTCTTATCTTTATATTCCTGTAGTGTTTTAGTAATTTCTTTTAGCATACTCCTACATGTTTTATTATTTCTAATATTAGCTAAGCGTTTAGCTTCGAATACATCTGCTTCCTCATAACTAGCTATATATTTACCAGATATCTCTTCTATTTCAGAAGTAGGAGTTATACCTATTAGTGTGGCTATTAAATCATTTACTTCATCTTTAATAAAATCTACATTTATATCATCTGGTAAATAATCTAAGTTAACAAGTAAAGCTTTATTTATAAATACTTTACCTACTACTTGTGGTATATTTTCTATATAATCACTAGGTATGTTAAAAACACTATCACCTTCAGTAGTTAAGGTTATAATAGGTATATTATTAATTAATGCGTTATTATAATCGTCACTAGTTAATCCTTGGTCTAAATATATTAACTGCTCTACATCTATATCATCGTTTAATAGATTAGGTATTGTTTGTATATTAGTTACGGTATATGTTACGTTATCATTTAGTATAGGTGTTAATGGTTGCTTTAATTTAAATTGTCCTACTAAATTTATAGGTGGTATTATGTAATCCATACGTTATATCCTTTTTGGTGTTATACTCATCTAATGAAAAAGATGAAATATAAAGGCTTAAATTATGAGTAAAGAGATAGAAGAAAAAGAGTATAATAAATTAGTAATATATACAGACGGCGGAGCTAGACCAAATCCAGGTAGCAGTGGCTATGGTATACATTTTTGTATACTTACTAATAAAGGTAAACCTAAATTAGTTTTAGGTAATAATCATATAACAGATATGGGTTATAAAACTAAGACTGAATATAAAGCTAATCAGGATTTAAAGTTGATGGTAGCTAAAGGCTATACTGATATCATAGGGTTTGATAAAAGATTAAATACTAACAACATGGCTGAGCTACAAGCTATTATAACTGCATTAGAAAAAGCTACTGAGGTAGCTGATAAACATGATGCTGAAATAGAAGATATTCTTATATTATCAGATAGTACATATAGTATCAATTATGTTAACAAGATACTTAATGATACTTTAAGTATTAATGAAGTGACTATTAATAAAGATTTAGTTATAAGACTAGCTGAAATAGTAAATGCTTTTAAACATGCTTTTAATATTAAAATAGATAAAGTTCTAGCGCATGATGTTAATGTAGGTAATAATAAAGCTGATGCATTAGCTACTATGGGTATTTTTAGAAATAAAGATGTTACCGTAACAGATATTAAACAAGAGAAAGTTATGCACTTCGATGATAAATATTGGAGTGACGTTAAGATAGATGTAGATACATTTTATTTTAAACAATTATTTAATTTCTTTCCAGAAAACCAAAGTAAAAATAAAGTTTATTATGGGGTTAACTATAAAGAGTTATCTGATTTTGGTAAACATATAAATTATATAACATATACTTTAGTTAACCTACGCGAAGGCGATGAGTTAATTAATGATATACTTAAAATTATTAGAGATACTTTAGGCACACATCATGTACCATATGTCATTAACTTGCGTAATCTTTTAAGTAAAGATATATTAAGAGATTATTTTAAATATGGTAAAGATTTCTTACGCATTATTAAAAGACCTTTTTTAAGTCTCATGACTATTAATAATATAGAAGTAGCTAGAGAGTTAAATCCACCTGGTTTATCAGCCATGCTTATGGAGAATATGCTAGGGTTCGAGGAAGAGTTAGCTGATTACGTAAATGGTACAGAAAAAGAAAAGATAGAGTATATAGATATAACAGATATGATTTATACTAGTAATGCTAAAGGTAAATGTATAATACAGCCTGAGTTAATAAACGATAAAGTTAAAATAGAATATAAAGCAGATACGTTTAAACTTAAGATACATATGAATAGTGATTTACCTCCTAGAAATACATTAAAAAGATTTGAGAGTAAAACTCCTAAAGTAATTCTTGTAATAAAAGATAGAGGACCACTTATAGAGTATTTTACTATAGTTAATACTAATGATGATGACTATATCTTTTCAGCATCTTTATATGCTAATAAAATAGTTAAAAAAATGCCTAAAAAGAAAAAATAAAACTAAACATCATATGTGTCTTAATAGACACATATGTATGTATTTTAGTATTTATGAATATTTTGCGCAAAACACTCTATAAGATTACTCTTACGGATAGTAGCCATTTTTAAGAAGTTATGTCTGATGATATAAGTATCGTCACCTATAAACATTATAACATCTTTTAGATTACCTACTTTTATACCAGTTCCAGACAAATGCTCTTCTGGTTTATTAGTAGTTAGTAAATGACCTTGTACTAATCTTTCATTAGTAGGTAATTTAAGTCTATCTGTTTTTGTGACTGATACCGGATATGCAAATGTTAAAACATCCATATTATCACCAGGTGCTTCGACCATAGCTTCCTCTGCGTTAGCTAATTTATCAGCTAGCTCATATAGCTCTTTCCAATCAATCTCTTTTAGAATCACAGCTATACGCGTTTCTGATTCGCCCATCTCTAAGAGTTCTTCTCTGTCTAGCATATAACTTTCTGTAAAGATAGGATATTGGAAGATTTCATGATTTTCATTAGTCGCAATATCACAAACAGCATTAATTAACTTAAAGTTAATATAATTAGTAAGCTGCGCATTATAATAATCATAAACATCTTTACGTAGGCTCTCCTTAACTATAGGTAGCTTTTCATCATCTACAAATTCGATAGCATCCTTCAACGTTACGATATTTCCAGAACCAGTTACATATTTAGTATTTAAAATAACTACATCTAGTAACTTACTTTCACTATCAGTAATGTTATGTTTTTCACTCACTTCTCTTAACTCTTGTATAGATTTTACTATTAACATATTTTTTCCTTTTATTTATTAACTATTATATATTTGAAAGTTTTAGCATCTCTATTTAAGATAAGCTCTAATCTTTCTTTTTCTTCATCGTATAAGTACGGGCTATCAGTTTCCTCTGGTACCCAACCTTCATCTTCACTTAACACCAATAATGATGATTCGGCTTTTAATTCAGGTTTAGTCATAACTCGCTCATACTGTTCACTCATAGGTCTATCGACGGATTCTGCATTATTATTAAAAGCTTCTAACTCATCGATATAAGTACGAGGCACTTTAACTCCATGTGACCCTCTATTAGCATTACCGCTGCTACCAAAGCCTAAGTCATTCACAGCAGTATCATTATTATAATTTCTAGGACTATTAAATCCTACTGTTGCAGTATTTTGGTTAAAAGCGGTATACTGATTATTAGGTTGCTGATGCTGTAAAGGTCTTCCATATTGGTCAACTTCATAGTATCCATTACCGTCATTCTTATAAAATTTACCAGCGTTATCTGTCCATGCTACTGGATTACCATATGCGTCATTTTTAATAGGAGTTAGATTAGGCTGCTGTTGTGGCATCTGTCCTCCCATCATATTTGCTTGTAGCGGTCTTCCTGTGTTATCTGTTTCTATAAGATTTTGATTAGCGTCAAGCCTATAAAAACGCCCATCAACATTACGCCATAGCCAGGGTTGTCCTGTAGCGTTGTCTATTCCAACGGGCGTGAGCTGCGGTTGTCTGTTAGTGTTCATAAAGAACTCCTTTGTTTCTAATTAGTTTTTTTAATGAAAAAAACTTAAAAATGTTATATATATAGCATTTCTGCATATTAATAATATATAACTAAAAAAAGTTAGAGATACATGGTCATAAGACCATGTATCCATTTAACTATAATTTACTATAACTCATCAGTTTCATCTCCACTATTTTCAGTATCGTTATCATTATTATCTTCTACATTATCTTCTACATTATCATTATCGTTATCTTCATCAGCCTCATCTTCAGCGTTATCTAATTTATCTATTTTTTCATCTAAGATTTTCTTAGTCTTATTAGTATCTTTTACAAATGGTAATATCAGTTTTGTTAAAACATCTATATGTGATGTAAACTCTTCTAATATATTATTATTAGGATTACCATCTTCGTCTAATGTTAATATATTAGTTAATTCAGGTAGTATATTATTTTCGCTTATATAACGCTTAGTTAGCATTACTTTAATAGCTGCTTTAGCATCATCCATCTTATCGCCAAAATCACCTATTAAATCATCAGGTATAGCATCAGTACTCATTAATATATCTGTTATTTTATCTATTTCATCTATAAAATCATCTAATAAATCCTTACTATTACTATCATCAGTAACTTCAGGTTTAGGTAATTCTATTACTAAATGTTTAATAGTCGTACTAGCTAACCATTCTATTAGAACATCATCAGATACTTTCTTAATAATTTCAGTATCTACATTAGGATTATTAGATTTTAATATATACTTTCTAATACTTTTAATTTCAGTTTCTAATATATCTTTTATTTTATTTTTAAATTTACCATCTAATAATAATTTCTTTCTAATATCTTTTGTTATAAGTATATTAAACTTTCTCTGCAGTTTAGATACTCTCTTACTAAGTAATAGATTATTAGCTATAACAGTTGTAGCAAAATCAGGACTATAGCTATTATCTAATATTTCAGGAGTTAAATATAAACTAGTTATAAGTAGTTTATCTATGTTTTCTTTTAAGTCACTATCTACAGGACTTATATCTACACTTTTTTCATCTATATCTATGCTAACATCAGGAGCACTAGGATGCTTAAAATTGAAACTATAACCTAATTTATGTGTCCAGTCTACGAAGTCATCTGCTTTTAGCATACCTATAGGTAGACTAACCTGTCTATTAGAAATAATGTTACCCATTATCATCTCTGATGTTTTTCTAAAATTAGGGTCTTCTGGGTCTAAATCTACATTAACTTCAGTAGTAGTTGTACTACTTTTAATATATGATAAAAGGTTCGTAAATAGTATAATACCTCTTATACTAGCTAGGACAGTTGTTCTTTCTAAAAGACTTTCACCAGTTCCGTTACTCCTATAATTAATGGCATAGTAACTAACAAGCTCTTCCGGCATAAAAATAATCTTAAGCTTACTTTCGCTTAAAATAGTATCAGCTATAGATAAGAGAAGTCCATTATCTATTTCTATATTACTATCTATCAAATTTTTATATTTGCTCTCTTTTAAATAACTATTAAGTTTATTACCTAAGAATATTTTCCTAACATCATCTATGTTAGAAATATTAGGTGTATCTTTAGCTATACCTTTTATATTATGTTTTACTTTTTTAAATATGTTAACAGACTCATCTACCGTTAATGTAGTTTCTTTAATAGGTAGTCCATTATCGTCTAGAAAAATAAAATAACCATAATGTTTATTAGGGTCATTTTTAGCGCAAACAGGTATTACGTTAAAGCTATCCATTTTCTTAATGATAGGTTTATTATAGTCTATGTCAGTATCGTCCATAACACCATAACCATTACTATCTATAAACATACTCTCTAAAGCTATAGTAGTTTCATTATATGCTGTGTTAAATAACGAAGCTTCATTTCCTACTTTAATCATAGTATCGTTTAAAATATCACTGCATATATTTAAAGGATTATCTGAAAATTCTATAGGACTATCTTTAGGTTCTTTATATGTAGATATAGATTCGCTAAAAATAGGTTTACTGGATGACATAATATCTTCTAACCCGGAAGTAGGCGTTTTCTTAATAGTATCTAGAAGTTTCTTTATATTACTAGGTGGTATATTTAATTCCACATATGAACCTTGTGTATATAGGGTTTCAGAAATGATGGTATCTAATTTATCTAGATAATCATATTCCCCGTTAATATACGTCCTACTTACATCCATTATTATATTTTGCACATTTACAGGAAGTTTAAAATTATTTAGTTTACAATAAACCCCATTATTCTGCATATCGTTGGGTGATATAATTAAAGATGTCATTATCTCTATTACTAATTCTATATCTGGGAATATCTCCGTTATATCGGATACTATGCCTGATATATTTCTACTATGTTGCTGTATAGAAGCTAAGTCTTTAGCCTTTACAGAACTATTTTGGTCAGTATTAATAAAACCATGTGCTGATTTTAATAAACTATTCCTAGCATCTATATTTTTAGACGGTTTTTTCATTTTTCTCATAAGTGTCCTTTTTGATTTGAAATTAAGTATAAAGGGTTAAATAATGTTAAACATAGAAGATTATTTCAAAGCAACTATAATATTTATAAATAGTTTAACTATTAAAATAGATGAAATTAGAAAACAATATGATTATTACACATATGTAAGTAATAACCAACGTCCTCCTGAGATACATCTTAGTAAGTATTATCAGAATATGATTGGTAATAAAATAAATTTAGATAACGATGTCTATATTAGTGTACCTAATGAAATCAATCCGGTATTATTTAATAAACAATTGTTACTAGATAAACCATATATGAAAAAAGAATTATTAAAATTCGATAAAACATTTAATAAATTAATAAATGATAACCCTGGTATGTCTGATTATATAAGAGGGGTTTTAAATGATTTTTCTTTAGAATCAATTTTAGCTAGTGAGAATTATAGTATATTATCTTATAAGAGTGGGTATTTGCAAGACAATGAGTTATCTATTATATCTAAATTAGAAGAGTATATAAGTAACTTTATGGCTGCTTATCATAATCCTAAATACATGGTAGACGAATTATACCTACCAGCTCTTTTAAGTAATCTTTATAGCGGGTTAGTTCTATATACTATATCTTTAAAATTTAATAATGTTTTAACTAATAAAGTAGATGAGTTTCATTTAGGTAATAAACTATTGTCTTATAAACACATTTATAATAACACAACTGTTTTTGACTATCCTACTAACATTTGGCTATATGGTAATATAGATAGACTTAAACATAATATAGGTAAGAATAAAACATTGAATGAAATTTTAGTTTCTGTTTTAGATACTAATATATATGGTGTAGGTGCTATGGAGATGAATAGTAATAAGCCGTATTTAATAGACGGCGCTTATAGTAATATAAGTAAAGGCTTCTATGAAAAAGATGTAGACTTCGTAGTTAAAAGAGCCAATAACACGGTATTTAATATATTAAATGTTAAGTATGATTTAGAAACTATACAGAATTTATTTTTTAAAAATGATTTAACTATTAATGATAAATATGTAGATAATAAGAAATATAATAGAGTTCTTTCTGATTCTATTATAAATAATAGTAAAACTAAGATGTTACTATTAGACCAACCTGAAAAAATCAGAGTAGCGGAAACTAATAATATTGTTAGAGGTATAAGTAATCTAATATATCTAATACGTAGTAAAAGAATCAATTACGTAGTGACACTATACAGTATGACTAGTTTAAAAATATATAAAGTTAATCCTGAAGCTTTAGAAAAACTATTAGTATACATTATTTATAAATTAAAAAATATAACTACTGAAAACTTTACCATAGGTACATCAGGTATTTATATAGGTAACCCTGATAAAGATACTATATTAGCTAATACTTGGTATAAAGAGAAATTAAGTAATATTTATGATTATCTAATAAGTGATGTTAATTTAAGTATAAATATAACCGATGATGATACTCTTAAAAAATATATGGAAGCTATTAGAGGTATTGAGATTAAGGCATGGTATCTTTTATCTAATATAACCGATTTGACTGCTAAAAACGATATACGTAAAATAGTAAATTATCTGTTAATACAAAAAGAGTATACGTATACTAAAACTGATTTAGAGAATAATATTAAAGATAATGATTTAGGTAGTTTTACTATAGATAGATTACTACAACATACTTTAGAACGGTTACTTCTTAATACCACTGGTTTAATCACTAACTATTTAGAAGAAGTTATAGCTAGATTTACTAAGGTAATAAATTTCTTTAATGATACTACATCTTATACTGTTAATCTTCTTATGGATATAAACTTTAAAGATACGTTTATTAATAACCATACTTTAAATAATGTATCTTTAAGTTATAAATCATATCTAGAAGTTAAACAAGCGTATTATACTCTTTTAGAAGAAGCTGATTATTATATAACATCAGCAGGTTTTAAAGATGAGTATTTAGATGTTAATAAAGAAGATTTTATAGTAGATACTATTAAAGTAGACAAATCACCTATCTATGTAGAGTATAATGACATTATAACAGGTATACCTATATTAGGCAATAACCTACAGTACCAACCTTTATATAGGCCTAATTTAATATCTACCGACTACACTAATGATGATGTTTATGTTGGTAAATTTGATAATAAATTATTAAATAATAAAATAGAAGAAATTAAAACATATATACCATTCGCAGATAGTATTAATACTGAGTCATTAGGTGCTGTTTTACCGTATAAAGCATATGGTTATAATTATGGTACTAGAGGAATCAGTTATGACGATGGCGTTGAAGTAGCTGATGATTTAATGATAACTAATTATAACGATAAGGTTACTAATAGCTCACGAATAAATGACGATAGTGTGATGATAGATAACGGAGATATTTCATATTTTACGCTATTGGCTAATCTACCAGCTTATAGAAATATGTATAAAACTAATGTGAAATCTGAATATATGAAGAATGATATATTAACTAGTAATAGTAATGAAAAACATTTAGTTAATTCTAATATAGAATACCTTAAAACATTTATAACAGACGTAGAATCTATAAATAATACTCCTTTAGCTGTCATTATGCCGCAAATAGCTTATGGTGAAAATGTTAGAACAAAATCGTTTAGGTCAACATCTGCTGGACAAAACGCATTATATGCTAATGAAAGAGATAAAAATTTAATGACTACTACTCCTAATTATAATACTAGAACATACATTAATAAAGATGATATTGAAACATATGCACCTGATAGTTATAATAAACATTTATTACCTACTTATACCACAGATAGCAATACTACAGAAGCATTAAATAGTGATGATGTTAGTATAGAACTAGTAAGCGATAATATAAGCAACAAAACATTAAAGAATGATGGTTTTATAGGTAATGTAGAAGATATAGAAGTAGATTTACTATATACTATTAAATAGTTAAAAAAATATAATACATATATGAGTCATTAGACTCATATATGTTATAAGTTTATTTTTAAATGCATAGCTGTAAAATATGACTTAAGTGTTTTAGAGCCAACAGTACCAGTGCTGTAGTTTTCTATAACGTCGCTATTAACTCTACCAAATTTAAGCATAGATTGTCTCATAGCTCTCATAGCTCCAGTATCACCACTTCTATATATAGTTAGTTCTTTAATACTATCTTTCATACCCATACCGTTAAGTAACTGTAATTCAGGGAATGATATCTTAGAGCTCCTGCTATCACCAGTAACCTGACCTGTTAGTAAATCCACTTTTTTACTATTTTCAGAAACAGATATACCTTTATCAGAAGTTTGTTTAGTTCTACGAAAAGGCATTAATGAAATAAACATTTTTTCATTACTTAAAACTCTAGGTAAATCATCATTAGTTTTAAAAGATACTTTTTGAAAGAAAGCAAATCCTAGCTCTTTAGCCAATTTTAAATTATTTTCTACAGTTATGTTTTTAGATAAGTCATGATTAATGATAACATTAAGTATATCACCGCCTCTTAATTTATTCATAAAGATATCGAATTCTTTATCATTCATTTTTTTAAATGTATTTTTATATAGTTCTACATTTTCTTTACTCTTAGTTATTTTCTCTATCCATTTTAAAATAAAGTCTTCTACTTTTTTTCTATTTTTCATAACCAAAAAACCTTTTTTATAATATATACCGACTACTAAGGTAGCGGTATATAAACTTTATCTACTTTAGCAGAACCAATATATTTTAACGTGTGTGTTACTTCAGTATCTTGTAAAATTGTAAATAATGGAAGTAAAGCATTATCCCATCCAATATCAGCAGTATTTATCTCTATGACTGTAACAATATCCATATCTATGTACTCTTGTACATTTTGCGATGTTTTAACCCTATGAACTGGATTATTTGTTTTAATGCCTCTGATTGATAAATCTATAATCTTAACACTATTAAGGGATGCTGTAGGTTTAGGTAAACTATAGTTGGTATCGTCATTCATAAAGGTTAGATTAAAGCTATCCTGTGTATATTTACTATAACCATAGACAACACTATTTATATTAATCTCTCTATCTTTCCAATACTTAGTTTCTATATCAGTCACTAGAGGTATCGATATTAAGGTATTATATCTATCGTCATGATAGAAGACATTATGTCTACCGCCGCTAGTAGTTAACTCTAGTAAGAATGTTAAATCTGTATTAGTAACATTACCGTCTTCATCAGTAGTACTATAATAAGGTTTATTACTAGGCTCCGTAGACGTTACCGTTACTTCATTAATCTTTTTATTATTAACAAAATCATCGGTTAATACTAATAGCGGTAAAACATTTCTATTTCTAGAATTAACTTTAACATCACTAGTATCTACATCACCATTTCTTATTTGTACCTTAACTTTATCAGCTAGTCTCATTTATCTATCCTTGTAGTATTTTTAATATATAAGGCATGACTACTTTATTAATGCCGTCTAGCCATATATCGTTTTTTAAATTGTTATCGCAGTAAACTATAAGATTAACAACATTGTCACCGGACTCACTGCGTCTCTTCAGAAGAATAGAGACAAACAAGTGATTCAAGATTATCTTTTGGAAAAGGTTATCTTTTTTATAAACAGAATCATCTGGTAAATACTCTTTTAATTTATTTAAAATTTCAGGATGCGAATCAGCTATAGGGTTAAATACTTTATGTATCAAATCTCCTTCACCATTATTATTTTCATATAACTTAGCACCTAATTTAATAGATGCTATCGCTAACTCGTCCTTAGACATTTTTTCAGTATCCATTATTTACTCTCCTTTTTCTTATCATTTTTTTTATACCAGTATGGTGTGTATAACCGAGCCCTCATTCTTAATAAATCTAAAGTAGATAGAAATTTTAATTTAAGTTTAGGGTCATATTGATTAATAGTCCACCACCCTCTAGTGTTCTCTAATATATCATCCCAATCATATCCTAATGCTTTAATATCTTCATAAAGTTCTTTAGTAGTACAATATAGACTTTTATACTGTGGCATATAATTTTTCATTTGTATAAGCTCTGCTGTTATATTAAGAGCTCTTCTAAGTTTCTTATCGTTGCCAATAAGGTTCCTTACAGTTGTTCTACTTAATTTTACATCTGGATATATGTCTAAGTTATAAAATCTAAGATTACCATCTAATCCTTCTTTAGATTTTTTAATAAAATCAAATTCCGTTAATGCAGGTAATACACCTTCACGTTGGCTGACTACTAATTCTAAAACAAAACCTGATGGACCTGATTTAGAGCGAAGCATTTTGATTTTTAATATATTTAAATCAGTTTCCACGTCATTATCATTAACAGGATATTCTGGAGTTTTAGTCTCTCTTTTAATAAGAGGTGTTGCGCCAGTAGATTGCCATAAGTGCGTTGTTAGGAAATATAGTTTACTTGTTACTCCCTTAGCCTGTTCATCTGCTCTCATGAACTGTAAATCTTTTTTAGGTTGTAAAGCGAATGGTCCAGTAGCCATATTTATCTTAGTAGCGACATGCGCTGTTAAAAAGAAATATACATTAGATGTATTAGATATCCTAGGTAAATCTTTTAATACTTTAGTTTTAAAAAGACCTTGTTTCATAAATAGTGTATTACTATTTTCTATATCGCCTTTTTCTAAAACGTCTATAGTAGAAGCTGGTTCAAATTCTGTAAAACTATCTATCTCTATGAAGTTAGGTTTAGGTAACTCTGTTATCTTTTTATAAACCCTATTATAGAAAGCTTCATATTTTATTAATTTCTTAGACTTATTCTTTTTCTCTACAAAATCATATATAAAGTTTATCCATTTATCAGCATTCATTTGTGACTTAGGGATGACACTCCATACTGACTCATCGTATAACGGTTCATCTGGTATATAATCCATGTTATTACTTAGTTTATTAAGCTTTTCTATATTAAGTGCCATGTTATCTTCAGTATCATATGTATGTAACCCAGTATCTATACCCGAGTAGTTCATACGGTTAACGGCTGATAACATCATATAGTGTTGGAAAGTTGATTTAAATGTATTGCCTCCGCCTAATACTCCTTCTACCCCACTTAATCCTCCGTTTAATATCATCTCACCTTTAGCTCCTTTTACAAAAGAACCAGTAGGTACATCTAATAATGCTCCTACATTTATTAACGGTCTATTAAACATCGGATTTGGTGTTTTTATATTCATAATTTATCCTTTAAATTTACTCTATTCATCTTAGTGTATTAGTTAAAATATGTATTTAAAGAGAGTACGTTAATCGTTAATTTGATGATTAATTAAAAAATAACAAGGAGTTCTGTTTATGATATTTAATATACCTAAATGGCCCGATGATAGTGATGTTACGCATTATGCAACTACATGGGCATTATGTAAAGATAAAGATTGTATAACTATTGAGGAAGAAGTTGATAAAAGTAGTGATTTTTTATTAGCTTGGGAGAATGATGTTATTATACCTACTGGTGAAATTTGGTATATAAAAGCATTAAGACATTTAAAAGATAGTGATGGTAATGACATTAATAATACAAAATGGATTGGTCCTAAACCAGTATTTAACGAAGAGTCTAACGTTAATGACTACTTAGCACCTAAGTTTACCATAGATACACCATATATAGATGACTTATCGTATGTGCCTGGTGAGTCGTTAACTATAACACTTTCTCCATATAATGGTAACATAGGTTATGAAAAAACTGTATTATCTATTATTAATGGTAATGGAGAATATATACTAACTAAGTTTTTCGATATACGTGAAACAGAGAATGTTATATCTATAACTTCTGACGATTTAGATTTTAATAGTGAGAATAAGGTAACCATAGTTATAGCACATAGTGGATTACATTCAGTTGTCTCTCCTGTTTATAAAGAAACACTTTATCTTAAAAAAGTATATTTCGATGTAATAGGTAATACATTTAATTTAGACCCTAGAACTCCGAATACTATAACTATAAAATCTACTAGTAATATAGGTATAACAGTAACGTCTGCTAAAGTTTTCAATATGGGAGATGTGTTTATAGAAGAGTGTACCGTATCTAATAACACAATAACATTACCTGTAGATTTAGAATACAATGAGAGTTATAAAGTTAAATTACTATTAACATATATTAATAGTACTGGTAATACTGATACTATAGATTACACTGTCGTAATATCAACTATGAATACTATAGAAGAACAAATCATAAATGAAAATATCACATATAACTATATTATATCTAAGTTTGCTGAAGTAGATAAAGACGGACCTTATGATTTAATAAATACTGATTTAGCATTTAATACAGAAGAGTTTGCTACTAACCTGATTCCTTTAGTAGATATATATACTAATAACCTATCTCTTTATATCTTAGATAAAGTAGAAAAACTATATGCTAAGGCATTTGATACTAACTTAACAGTTAATTCTGATTTTACCATACGTCTTCTAAATAGTAACTTGGGCTTCTTACAAACCGTAGATACCGATAATAAACTAGTTAAATTAGATTTATTCTATTATGATACTATTAGAGATGCTATTTATATATTAAAGACACTTACAATAGAAACTCCTCATGTACATCCAGGGGATTTAAATGTTGTTTCTGAAGTAGCGGATAGTTATTTCGTAACAGTACTTAATAAAGACAATGATAAACAAATTGATGTTTATGAATTAGTGTTCTATATAGATACAGTAAATCAAAGTTATATACATGAGCTAGTACTAAAACAATCTTTAACTATGGTAGAATCAGCCACATCAGTTTCTAGTACTAATTTAGGTACAGATAAAGTTTTAATAGTTCCTAATAAATCTAGTGAGATTAAAACATATGTATATTCCGTTAATGATAATACTATAGTTAGTTCTTTAGTAATACCATCAGATTTTAGAAATAAAGATTTATATCTTACTACTCTCAGTAATGGCGATATAAAAGCTACTAAAAGAAAAGATACTGATAAAACATTAGATTATTTCTATTTAGATATAAGTGATAATTCTTTTAAAGTTAAAAAATTATTATATAATGGCAGTGGGGTTATTAGTAATATCACTACTCTTAGAAATGGATATATTCTTAATGGTTTAGTATTAGACGATAAAAAAGAGATTTGGATATTTTCATAATTAGACATTTGCATAAGTAGTATAGGTCTTAGACCTATACTACGGATAATGCTTTTTTTACATATACACTGATGATTTTTTAATCACAACAATAAAAAGATAAGGAATAATTATGAATAATATTATAGTTAATGCGAGTCCGCAGATTATTAACTTAGGTGCTAAAGATATGAGTCTTAAACCGACTCCTCCAAGACCTATTGTTATACCTACGCATACTCCTCTAATATTCGGTTATGCTGCAAGTGGTCCTGCTACTAAAACATTAGTAGATGGTGGTAGACTTATGGGTCTATACGGTAAAGAAACTTTTGATAGAAACTTACCTTACTTCACACATGGTGCTAGAGTTGCTGAATTAATGGCAGCTGCGGGTAATGCGATGATGTTCGTTAGAATCATACCTGAAGATAATGACACTATTGCTAATAGTACTTTATACCTAGATGTTTTAAAAGATGATGTTGATGTTTATAAACGTCATGAAGATGGCTCAGTAGCATATGATGCTGATGGAAATCCTATCGTTGATAAAACAGTTAAAGGTTATAAACTTAAAGTTCTAGCTCAAGTTTACCAAGATGATGTTACTACTCCGGTAGGCATTAAAACATCAAGACCTGGTTATATGACTGATGCTGATGGTAATACTTCTACTATGTATCCTATACTTGAAGTTCGCGGTAGTTATAAAGGTAGTAAATATAACAATATAGGTTATGCTCTTAACTTACCTACTATCGACACTGTTAACGAAGGTTATATTAAAGGTAACTTAGCACTACCATTTGAATTCACTATGTTCAAGCGTCCTAATGCTACAACATCTGGTTCAGTTATCAAAAACCTTTTCGGTATGGAGAAAGAACAATTCGTATTTAAAAAAGATGCTAAAGACCCTAGTACTAATAGAAAAGTTAACTTAGAAAGTATTCTTGGAGATTGGTCTAATCTTACAAGTCCTCTTATGGATTTAGTATATCCTAATATTGAAAAACCATATGTTTATTATAGTAACTTAGATTTAATTAATAAAAACATAATGGAAGTTGAAGCTGAGTACGTTAATGCTGATGTTACTACTGTAGAAGATACAATCGTTAATACTGCTGAATGGATGGATTTTGTTACTGATGTACCTGCGTCTGAACAATTCGGAATTATTAATCCTTTTAACGCTATGTCTACCAAACGCGTTCCTGCTTTTACATACGTTATAGATAATGCACCTGCTGCAATTCGTGGTGACGAAATTAAAGAAGTTTATATTTCTGGTTCTACGCCTATTTACTTAGGAGCTGGTAAAGATGGTACTCTATCTGATGCTAACTACGAAGCTGGTGTTTCTGCGTGGATGGATAAATATTTAGATAAAAATAGTGAAGTTATGGATTTAGCCGTTAACTTAGAGAATGCTCTCTATGATTCAGGTTTTGACCTTCCTACTAAAAAAGACTTAGTTAACTTCATTACTGTTAGAAAAGATACTTTCCTAGGCCTATCTACTCGTATTCAAAAGTTAGGTGATAAATATGCTGATTTAGTAACTGATAGAGCTATAGCTGCTAATTTAAAAGCTAGACTAGCTTTAGCTCCTGAGTCTACTTTCTTCGGTACTCCAGTAACACGTGCTATCGTAGTAGCTGGTTCTGGTATAGATATCTTAGACCCTGCTGAAACTCGTTATGGTCTTCTTCTAGATATCGCATATAAAGCTGCTCGTATGATGGGTGGTGCTAAATGGAAAAAAGAGCTTATCTTTGATAGAGGTGATAAAAACATCATCCTTAACTATAAAGATATTCAGCCTGAATTTATTCCAGGTGGAATTAAACCTGATTTATGGAATTTAGGAATCGTTTGGGCACAACCTTATGATGAAAGAGCTTACCATTTTCCAGCAATGCAGTCTGTTTATGATAATGATACTTCTGTATTAAATAATATCTTTATGGCTTTAGCATTAACTGTAACTAACAAAGTAGCCGCTGCTGCACAACGTAAGTTTACAGGCGATACATCAATGAGTCCTAATGAGTTCATAGATGCTGTTGAAACATATATGAATAATGAACTCGGTGATAAGTTTGCACAAGTAATCACTGTTACCGTTAAAGCACTTATCTCTGATTATGACGCTAAACGCGGATACAGCTGGACTGTTGTAAGTAAACTTGGTGGTAACGTTATGAAAACTGTCATGACTCACTACATCGAAGCATGGAATAAAGCAGACCTTTAAGGTTTGCTTATCTATTAAAAATAAATAAATAAATAAGGATTTACAATGCCAAGTGAAAATGTTAAATTAGTTAACGTCAACAATGAATATGTGGACGCTAATGATACTGACCAATATAGCGCAAATGATATCCCTACCATTGACCTTAGATTAGGTGGACAATGGGGGTTACTGCCTCGTATAGGTGGTGTTAGTGCTGAGAAGCCTATCCACGAATGGATGCATGAACAAGCTTATCTTAAACGTGATATCATCCCTATTGTTTTAGAAGTACCGCGTATGTTCGATTTAATGCCTAATTCTAAAGATTGGAAAGAAGCTATTAAAGCTATGCTTGAAGTACATGCTAAAACTATTGATGGACTTAATAGTTCATTAACGGTAGATACTACTGAGCATGAACTAGGATTAAGTGGTGCTACATTTAAAGAGATTTCTGATGTTAAAAGAGAAGCTACAAGCGTATCTATTACATTACAAGAAAAATATGGTATACCATTTGAGATTCTTTTAGACGTATGGATTAGATACGGTATGATGGACCCTGATTTAAAAGCTCCTTTAATTACACGTATTGCTTCTGCTGACCAACTTCCTAAAGCTTGGACTGCTGATTGGTATTCAATGTCTGCTATTTTTATAGAGCCGGATGTTATGTATAGAAAACCTATCCATTCATGGTTAGTTTCTAATATGTTTCCAACTAGTAACCCGGATATAATCGGTAAAAAAGATAAAAATAGTGGAAGAGAGCTTAAAGAGATTTCTTTAGAGCTAGGTGGTTTCGCTGTACCACATACTAACAAACGCGTTCATAAGTTAGCTACTGCTACTATAGAACAGTTAGAGCTATGGTCTAAAGACCCTGAAGAGATTTTACTACCTGTAGAATCCGTAGACCCTTCTATAGCATCAACTCCAGATGAAGCTATTTACTACGAAGGTGTTAAATCTGCCGCAGATGTAAAATAAAAAAAAAAGATATAGATACATATAGGACTTAAGTCCTATATGTACTATGTTCTTTACCGCTTACTTAGCGATTGCTTCTGCAAGTGCATCACGCATACGATTACGCTGTGCTTTTGGGATATAATAACGAGGAGTTTCAACTGCAATATTAACAGCAGGTTTAGTAACTGTTTTACCGCCACTGTTAGGGATAGGATATGTTTTCTCTTTAACGACATTAAGCTTAATAGCTTCTGATTTGTTATAACCGAATGATAGATGACCATTAACAACTTTAACATCTTTGTTATCTTTAAAGACTTTACCAGTCTCTTTAATCGCAGCATCAGTTACTTGGTTCAAGTATTTTTTCTCAAATGCAGCAACTGCTTCAAATGTCTTTTTATCGATACCAGCTTCTTTAAGTTTTTCAGGAAAGTATTTTTCATCTTTAAGTGTCATAGATGCTTTTTCGCCATCTGCTTCTACTTTAAATTCGATATCATCGAATGCTACCTCTGCTGTTTCTACTACTTCTTCTTTAGTTACATTTTTCATGCGTTCTTCCTTATGTTTTTGATTTACCTTTTATAGGTTCATATTAGTAATATCTATGTAAAGTTTTTTTCATTTAACTCCATGAATACACAGATATACAATCATCGTGCGTTACCTTCTTAATGCTGTTATACATTACTTTATATTTAGCTATAGTTTTAATATCAGATATTTTCATACCTACCGTATTAGATAGTATATTATTAATAACCAGATTAACCATAGTCTTAGATGCACCTACATCTAGATACATAAAGGTTCTAGAGTGTAGGTGTTCTATTAAAGATTGTGTATCAGCATCTAAGAAATCATCATACTCGCATTCTTCTGTGAGTATATGCATACACTCCTTATAAAGATAAGGTGTATTAATATGTATGAAATCATTAATGACAATCTCATTTTCTTTAATAACGATTTTACGTTTTTCCATTAACAGACCCTTTAGGTCGATATTAGGTATTGTTAAAATAACGAATCCTTTATGTTTAGTTTTGTATACAAGACTATTGTCTCACGTTAATAATATATGTATAACTTTTTTTAGAATTAAAATATTTAACTTCGATTGATTATTTTTAATATAAGGAGTACCATATGAGTTTAGGTATATCACAAAAGATACCTAGTTTCAATACTAGTAAAATAACTAATCCGTTAAAAGGTTCTATTAATAGTACACCTGACAAAACATTGGTTAAGTTAAACAAAATAGTTAATGGTAATAGTAAGATAGATATAGATAGCTCTATACGTTATTATAAGCCTACTATAAGCACTAAAGACTGTATGCCTAATATATCAGGTATGTTCAACTCTAAAGACCTTCCTAGCTTCACTATGCTAGATTTACCAAATATGGATATTCCTAAATGGAAATTACCAGATATGAATTTACCAGCTTTCAGTAAGTTAGATATGAATATAGGTAAATTTAATCTACCTGATATACATAGCCCTATAAATACTGATTGGTTTAAAGGTAAATTTAATGGACTTAAGCTTAAAGGTCTAGATACTAACTTTAAGTGTTCTATAAAAGCTGATTTAAATCCTAAAAATAAAAGTTTAAAATATAAACATGATTTCGGTAAACTAAATAACATAAATTGTTTAGACGCTACCGCTGGTTTAAATAGTCCCCATATAGGCACTAAAGCCGTTAAAGCATTAATGGACACAACGCTTTGTAGTAAGAGTCCTAAAGAAGCTACTTCATCAAGTCTTAAAGATATGGATACTATAGCATCTGATACTAATGAGTTATCTAGTAATACTAATTCATTATTAACAGGTATATCATCTTCTTTAGTAGGAGGTAAGTTTAATGTGGCATCCGCTAAAGGCTTGTTAACTAATAAAAAAGTAAAACAGTCTCTTAAAAATACTATTAAAAGCAGTAATAAATCAGCTGGGGATATATTTAAAATAGCTAAAGAAGATAGTAAGACTACTGATAAGAATAGTACATTAAAACTAGCATCAGAGTTAAGTGGTAGCGATGCTAACCTAGTTAGTAGGACACATACTACGAATATAGCTAAATATGCTAAACAAGCTAGTAAAGAGAGTCAATTAGGAATTAGTGGGTTAACTGGAAATGTTGTTAATAAAGGACAAAAAATAAGCATGTTAGATAAAGTAATAAAAATGGGTAAAGCTAAAAATCCATTAAGTAATTTAATAGCTGCATAACAAAAAAAAAGAATGAGTCTATAGTGTTATACACTATAGATTCTTTTATATTGGTTCCAAATTTTAGCATACTCGCTTACTGTTAAAAAACATAATGGTATACCTTTACCTTCTAAATATATTCTAAATGCTTTCATTTGTTTATAAGTCATAACATACTCCTTTAAGAAGCTAACTGAGATAAAATCTCAGTAGCTTCAGTATTCCCTACAAAACCATAATCAGTATTACAAATACCTGAATGATTTTGCAACTCGCGTAAATGTTCTATAGAAAGTTTATTTCTATTACCTTTACGATTACTGCCAAGTACTACCAAGTTATACTCATTTAAAAGCGTAGCTTGGAACTCCTCTAATGAATCAGTAGCATAGATAGTACTACTAACCATAGGAAGGGTATACACTATAACATCAGTGCCGTTTAAATCAACAACACTTACTTTAGTATATACTGCATTATTAGTACCAATACCAAAACTTTCACCTGGTCTAATATTAGACTCAGCGAATTTGATATTCCCAACCACCATAGCTTTTTCTATAGCTTCGATTATGTTTAACATAGTTATCTCCTTATAGTTAGAGGTATCATACGAGGATACTTAACAAGACACTACCACATATCTATATTAATGATATATCGGTGAAAATAAATGGATACTCATATATGACAAAAGTCATATATGATGTATTTTAATTAATATAGCTCGCTATAGTTAACAGCATTCTTATCACCTAGAACTGAGAATATACCAGTGTTAGTAGTCATATCTCCTATTTTACTACCCCAATATTCTGGAGTCATCATAACAGAAGCTTCTTGTAATCCTCTACTTATTTTTATTTTAGCTTTATCTAAAACATGAACAGTTGAATATAAGTCCCTACCACATAAAGATTGTATATATCTACTAATACCAGATTCATCATCGAACATAACATTACCAGAACTCAATAAGTCATCTACTATAGGAGCAGCTACTACTTCTGAAAAATCAGTTACTGTGAATGTTACTTTAACTGCTAATGGTCTTTTCTGTTTATTAAAAGGTAGATTACTAGTTCCTCTAGTTATATTAACATTAGTTATCATACCTAAACTTATACGCTGTCTACCTCTAACAAACATATTACATAAGAATGGACTAGTGTGCGATTTAGGACCAGTTGCTAGCGGTAATGTACCTGCTAGAATAGATGCTAATGGTATATAGATATTTCTTAACTGTGCTAACGGGTGTGCTGACGGCGATACTAAATCCATACTAAAATTTAAAGATGGAAAACTAGCATTACTTTTATCCCACCTTTTATTAGTTTCTATAGTAGCGCCTGATAAGAATCCTGCAACAGCATTACTAACACCTAATGTAACACCATCTAATGCACCTACAGCAAAACTTAATAATGCGTCAGCTGCATCTTTAACGCCAGGTATCTCACCTCCGCCTAAATTAAATTCCATCTCTCTCCACTTAGAGCCTAAGTTATTAACAGTAGAACCTATAGATGTCTCAGTTGTACTATTACTAAATGACTCACTAGTACTAGGTAAATGGTCAACTCTGAATACTGCAAATCTAGCACCTTCATTAGCTACTGCTTTTTGAGTATCCCATGCTTTACTTAACCAACTATCACTATCTTCTTTTCTAGCCTTTCTATCATATGTACCATCATCAGCACTTCCAAATAATTTATCTAATGTGACATTAGCATCAGTCTTAAGTTCATCTATTAATTTACCTAAATCATTAGTCTTCTTTTTAGATTTATAATTCTCATCTTTATCTAATTTACCTTTTAACTTTGACCATAAATCTTCAGGTATATCACTAGTATTTTTTTCTAATGGTAACCTGCCATCTTTATCTAGATGCATAGATTCTAGTGTAACAGCAGCTTTTAATTTCTGCTCTACCATTTTACTATGTAACATCTGAGTTTTACATACCATAGCTTGCACATTAATAGCATTACCAGTTGTTATTAACCCAGGCATTATCTCACGCATAGCATCTAAGTCATCATTATGGATAGTCATAGGTTGTCCTACTTTATTAGGGTCAGCTTTATCATCTAAGAATATAGGACTTAATATACCTAACTCAGTAGACATCATAGTTACTAATGAGTTAACCGTACTCCAATATAAGAACATAGTTGGTTTTAAGTAATAATGGTCAAATTTACCAGGAGACGCTAAAACATTAGTAGCTACATTAAAAACTGTTTTAGCTACTAATAGTCCTATGGTTATTAAAGGAAATGCTAAAAATAAAGCACCTAAACCAAATACATAACCAGCGTCATAAAATAGAGGATTTCTACCAGTATTAGCTATAACTGCTTTCTTATAATCTACAGCAGATATTAAATAATAGAGTATATTATTAAATTCTCTAACACCGAATTCGAAATAAACATCTGTTGCGTTATCATCTATGGCCTCTCCATAATATCTACCCATGCCTATATTACCAGATAAGTCATTCACTCTTACATCATTCCTATCTAATAAGGCTCCTTTACTTCTAGGGTCAGCGTATCTAGTAAACTGAGGAAAACAATTAATGGCTACACTACCGCCTAAACTAGTATCTGTTATTTTCTTATTAACTAATGTATTAAATCTATTAGTATTATATGGTTCGTCTAAATCTGAACTATTAACCATGAACCTATCGCTTACCCAAGCATCATCTGTAAAATAGATTTCATCATCATATTTTTTAGAAGCATCCCTATTACTTTTAAATAAGTTATCTATGTTAACATTTGTATCATCTTCCATGATTATGCACCAGTAGTTATGATATCTGTTTCTATATCAGTATAGTTCATAGCTACTATCATATTTTTAATAATAGTCGCATCATCACTTGTTATATTGTTTATGCGTATATTTAAGCTAATGCCTTCTACTAATATAATACTATCAGGGTCTATCCAATCTTCCGCTAATAATACCTCATTACCATAGGTATCCTCAAACAGTACATATTTAACCTGCGTAGGGTCTAGTAGCGGTAAACCTGTTTCAGTCTGTAACTGTCTATTAGCAGTTACTACATCGTTAAATACACCTGTATATTTTACAGCTTGTTTAAATCCTAAGTAACTTGTAACTTTTAAACCTTCGTAATTAGGTTTAAGAACACTTTTACTTATAGTATTAAAATTATAAGTATTATCAATATCGAATAACATATAAACTCCTTAAAAAAAAAAATAATCTTTCTATTCAAGAAAGAACCGCTCTCTTCATATTACATATATGAAGAGAATGCTAACCATAACACTATTATTATTATTAATACTACTTTTAAGATACGGCATTATATATTTCTTACTATCTAGGAACTCTTCTTTAGTTTTAATATCTCTAAGATATTCTAACTTACTTAAAAAATCATTAGTATTTTTATAGCTAAATAGATAAATTAACTTTTCTTTTAATATATTAAGTAATTTAGTTTTATCTTTATGACTTAATTCGTTATCTAATATATCTGATTTAAATACCTCTCTTAAATCTTCAAGAATATTAATATAAATAATATCTAGATAAGCTTCAAAATCAACACCATTCCTATCATCTATATACATAACTAAGTATTCTAATATTAATTTATATACCATATGCTTCTCAGTATTCGTTAGAATTCTATAATCTAATATCTCATCCATTAGTATTATGATATCATCTATGTCGTGTTTTAAACTACCTATGATAGTTTGTACTATAATTACATCATGGTCTAATTCAGTATTGATTACTTCTTGGATATGTGATTGTATATTCATAGATACTGATGGATACTTATTAAGTATGTTTTCAATATTCAACGCCTCCTCCTTTAGCTATGCCGTAACATAAAGATAATACACATCTCTGCTCTGGTAATTCTAAATTATAGATTACTTTATAGACTAATGGTCCTACTTCTACAAAATCATCATCGCTTATTAATTCACTATTTAAAAGATATAATCGTTTACAGAAATCTACATAATGAACACTTATAACAGTACTAACTAATTCCTGTTTTAATAGCTCACTAAGTATATCACTATTAGCGGCATTAGACATGGTTCCTATTTTTATATTAATTAAATCTAATATTATGTTATAACTAACTATATCCATGACCTCTATAACTTCAAATTTATCTATATCATTAACGTCCGTTATAAATAATATAGTCTCTAATGACATTAAATGCTCTAATACTAATTTAAAAATAACTATCTTATTACTATTATCAAACTCCTTATATAGTTCTTTAATTATAAAGTTAACTATCTCTACAATTTTTATACGTATACTACCTAATTCACTATTTATATAGTGTGGCATTACATCCTCTTCTTCTATACTGCTATATAAATCATTATTTATTATAGTAGAATATAATTTACACTCTTCAATAAGTTCATATGTTGTCATCTATATTACTCTCCTATATTTCATTAAAAAAATATATACATATGAGTAGGAACTTAATCCTACTCATATGTATATGTAACTCTTAAAAATGTTCCGTTATCTTTAAAGAAGATATCATCGCACCTGATACCTATTAATAGCTGGTTCTTATTAGGAGCTTTCTTTAATAACATCTTATGTATAACTGTTGTTATATAAAATATTTTACCTAAATCATAATCAGCCTCATGTTTCACTTTATCTAACTCTTTATAATAAGATTCTATTGTTTCCGATATGCCCGGTGTTTTGAAATTCTTTAATAAGAACCATTCTGTCTCTTCTGTTAATAATACCTTTCTTAAAAAAGTTCTATAACCAGTTACATTTATATTAATAGTTATACCCATGTTTAAAACTTTAATATAGATAGTATATTATTTTTATATATACGATGCATAACAAATTCATTCTCTAAGTAATCACTCTCTAAAAGATTAAAGAAATCCAATATCTCTATATGTGATTTAGTATGCTCATACATAGTCTTTAAAATAGAAGCTACTACGTCAGTTATAACTTCTGTTAAAAAAGCATCATTACTTAACTTATCTAATTTAATATATGTTAATATACGTTTAGCTCCTAAATCACTCTCCAACCAGTTAAGTACGAAATTCTTATAAGATTTAAAATAGTTAACATCGCTACCATTATCTATACCATATATTAAAAGTGCTCTTATGATAGCTACTGATAATGTATCTTCTATATTACTTATAACTTCATCCCTATACTCATCAGGAACTTCATCGATATCTATATAGTTACCCATACCCTTATACAGCATACTATAGTTTACTGTTACTAAATACTCTGCTTTTATTTTATGGTTTAATATATTCCTCTTAATAAATCTATCATTAAGAGTATATGCTTGTTCCTCCATAGCTATCTTCCTCATCTTTTGCATTTTCTTTTTCATATTCACCTAAACTTTTAATAACTTCTTCATTTATGTCTATAACTCCGTCATCTTCGTCCATTATATCGCTAAGTATATCCTTATTGATATTATAACGTCTAGAAGATGGAGGAGCATATTCCGTAACTGTTATACTCATATTAGTAAGTTTTATACTTACTGAATTATATAGGTAGTTATTAGTTAAGCTATTTAATATAGTTTTACGTAACTCACTATATACATCTTCTACCTTATTTAAGAAATCATCAAGTTCAGGTAAATTAATATTTATGTTAAATATATAGAATATATAACTAACTATATTATCATACACCTTAAATAAATGATTCTCTAATAAGACATGATTACTCATATTAGCAATATCTTTGAATAACAACTCATGTTCTACATTCTCATTAATCATTAAATCAGCCTCTAAAAATCTTAATAACTCCACTATCAATAAGTTAGACTTAGATACAGTAGATATATATTTTTTTATTATGCCGATGTTATTCTTAGTTATTAATATTTCATCTGCTTTATATTCGTTATCTTCTAATATATAGTTTACGAAATCGTTAACTGTTGATATAACATATCTACCTTTAGTATTATCTATTATAGTGTTACTCTGTATGAAAGGGTGTAACGAGTTATTTAAATATAGCCCTGGTACCACCATACTTTTATATCTATTAAAAATATCATTTAACTCTAATAATCCATTGTCTATTTTAAAACAATGTACTCTACTATTATTTATAACAGTTTTATCTAATAACTCCCCATCTGGTAATATTGTAATGCCCATTATACTGCCTTTATAACTAAATGTAATTCTGTTTTCTTAATGATTATATTTTCCAATGTTATAACTTCCTTCTTATCTTTATTAATAATATTATTAATCGTATCTGATAATGTACGATATATTCTATTATTGAATCTAGCGGCTGCAGGAATATTCTTTTTATATACCATAGATAAAAAAGATATGCTTGAATAATATATAGAGTTGTTTATTCTATCATCCATATTTATATATTTATTTAAACATATATCTATAGGTAGTTCTAAATCCTCTATGATGTTATATATCCATATAGTTAACATAACATCTTCTATATAGTAAGTTTTTATAACATCCATAACTGTAGATAAACTTAATGCTAACTTATACATTTTCTCATCCATATTTCATCCTTATAGCCCCGTATATTCAGTATAATCACCATGTTAAAAAAAGAATTCATGCAGTATGGTACTGTAGGTTTTACCCTACAATACCATGCCATCATCATCTTCCATATCATCGAACTCATCGAACTCATTAGACTCGGTCTCATGTTGTCGTTTGATGCTCTCCAACTCTTGTTTAAGTCTTCTCATCTCATCATTCATGACCTGTTTTCTATATAATAGATATATAGGATAGATATCAAAATCATCAGCCATATCCCCTTTAACTATACCTGTTTTGTTATGTCTAGGAACTATAGACATCTTAACATCATCAGCTACCTCTTTAACAAGAGTTCTTACTAATAACGTATTCTCATCATTAAGCTCTCCTCTAGCGATACCTAAACTATACATACCTGGTTCTATCTTAAAAGTTCTATAGTTGGTAGGCTTAAAAAAGTTTATCATGTCCTGGTTATCTATGTTCTGCACACTACCGGATATGAATGCTGATATGATGGTTAACATCTTAGCTATCTTATCATTAACACCTTGTTCAGTACTTAACGTAGTCATACCGTTATATGTATTATTATAAAATATAACAGGCAACGCAGCACCAGCTTTTACAGCCACCTTATAAAACGTAGCTAATGTTTTAACAGTATTATTAAGAGTTAACTCATTGCTACCATCACCAACCGCAGCCACTATAACGTTATAATCCAATGCCAACATATTTTTTAATAATGCAGCAGCTATATGGTTACCAGAACCACCACTAGCACTAGTAACTATCACGTAATAATCGTTCTTCTCATTAGACAACCCTACATCCATGAACTCTTTAACAGAACCCTGTATCTCATCTATGATGTCCATGTTAGCTCTTTCGCCACCACTACCATCTAACCCGTTACCAGATAACTTAGAAGACACTATCCTAGTAAAAGTATCCCCTAACATAGGATGCGCCTGTATGGTTTTAATGGTAGTATCTATACTCCTAACACTAACATTAGCGTATGATTTACCCAATCCACTTAACTTACCATATATATCACTAACTATATTTATACCAGCACCACCGCATGCTATCAAATGTAAATTACTTCTATCACTCATCTTCTATATCCTTTACTAACCATATAGTACTTACGTATTGTACTATCATAGTCTTTTGTTTTTAATTTAGATACTAAGTACCCATCTTAATAATATATAACTATATACTTATAGAACTTAAGATACCGTATCACTATATACCATCTAAACTATCTATAACATATATCATTATCTCACACCTATTATATCTTTGTATATATTAAACTATATAATATTAAATAACGTTAAACTATTATCTTAATAACTTTCCATTCTTTATTATTACCATTAACAATAGTCTAATATTGGTCTATATCTATCTATCATATATTATTAACAATAGTCTAATAGTAATCTATTATCACTCTTATATCATTATTTTATTATCATATATATTTAACACTATAATAACATTAGACTATTGTCTATTATTAACATTAATATTTAACATTAATATTTAACGCTCACCACCAGCGCCCAACCACCACCCATAAGGTATTTAAACCCTGCCCCCGTTTCCCCCACTGTTCCAGTAACTGCTGGAATTGATACTTGTATCGCTACTACTTATATCACCAGTCCCTTTCCAAGGACCAGTGATATAAGCTACAAGCTATGTCATGGGACGAATACACCTCACAGGTACTCTAGATGGCAGTGAGCGCAACAACACTAGGTCAAGTATATTTCTACACTGATGCAATAATGTTATATTTAACTGTGGTCATCTTCGACAATATTTAATTCAATATTAACACACATAGTAAAAAAAAAATATTCATATACACATTACCCATCACAGGTAATGTGTATGAATGTTATTTGCTTAAGTTATCGCTATATTGTTTTAAATCTATCTTATTATTAGTTTCTAACGCTAATCCGTTTCTATCATATATAGGGTCGAACATAACTAACTTTTTATCCTCATTAATTCCCCAATTATCTTTATGTAAATCTAATGTTAATGCTCTATCTTTAAAATCTAATTTATTAATAACTTCTTTTATTAAATTAAACTGTTCTTCTACTTCTTTACTAAGTTTTATTTTATTATCTTTAAAATACTTAAAATAAGCAGATATAGTATCATCTATATTCTTAATACCTATATCCGTATAAATACTATCTAAAGCTTTACCTATATCATAAACCTCTTTAGTTTGTTTTTTATCTAATACTGGAGATAGATATTCTAATTCCATTATATACATATTTTTAACTTTATTAACTTCTATATAATCTATATCGTATACTTTAATATATGGATTTAATAATTGCCATACTACTTTATCACTATCTATGGTAATACTCACAACAGATTTAACATCAGTAGTATTTCCTTTCATCTTCCATACTCCAAAACCCGATATACCTGATTTAATATTAACAATGCTGTTACTCTCTATCATTAGTTTAGTATTATTATAAAATAATCTTAAACCATATTTATTTATTTTATTATTTATTTTTTCTAAAGCTGTAATATTGCCTATAAGCAATTTTTTAATATAATCACTCCATATATCGACTTCTGTATAATATTTAGTATTAGATACATTTATGACATTCTCACGCATATATTCTAATCCATTCTTAAACTTACTAGCCATGAGATGCTGTTCATTATTGATTAAATTATCTATTAGCATAACTAACTGTTCTCTAGTATTTATATTTATATTAAATAAAGGTGATATTAAGCTACCTAACAAGCTACTTAAAAGAGTTTGCTCTACTTCAGTTATAGATTTATCTACTATATCCAATTGCTTAATTAAAGCATTTAATTCTTTCTTATCTAACTGTTGTGTTCTTACTATTTTTAATATATCTATTCTTATTTTTTTATATCTTGTCATAACATCACCATGTTCATCACCAGTAGGGTTTCTATTACCTTGTGCTTCTATAGTTGTATACATAGTAGTAACTATTTTAGCTATAGCGGCTAAGTTAACTATCATAAATATTAAAGCTAAACCTTGTGCGGCTGTTCCTGTTATGACTAATATGACAAATAGGTAACTTAAACTTATTAATATATCTAATAAGAAAACAAATAAAAGATAGAATGGTAGGTATCTATATTTTAAAGCTCCTATATCAGTTAGTTTGTTAATAGCTGTTGTTAAATAAGCACTATATCCAAATAAAGCTACGAAGTTATCAGCTTCATATTCACTATCGGTAAAGTCATTACTTTTACCATTATTTATTTCAGTTATACCCATATCGTCAGAAATAGCTTCATAAATTTTATATATAGTATCTGACTTAGTATCAGACGGATTAGTAGTTATCTTTAACTTAGTAATAGTTTTATCTAAACTAAAATCTTTTAAATAACTATCTATTAATTTACTTATAGTATCAGTAGTCTTACTATACATCTCTAATAGAGTAAAGATATGGCCTACCTCATGCAATATGATGGCTATAAACTCCTCCTCTTCTAATGTCGTATAAATAGATTTAATATCTATAAATAAAGGAAAATAGAAACCATCTGGTAAATTATTTATTTTAATATTTTTTATATCTATCTCTAATTCATTCTTACTAATCCATTTTTTAAAATCATTGATTTGTTTCATGGCTTTCTTACTATCTTTTTTAAAGCTAACCATTCCACTTTTCATAGTATCCATATTCATGATAGGCATAACTGCAAATGTATTACTACTTCTTAAGATAATAGGCGTACCAAATCTTTCAGTACTGTCTTCTTTAAATGTCTTAATGATAGTATTTAACTCTTCTTCATAATCGCCTTTAGTAATTACACCATTTACATTATAGTCTATGGTTATGTTTTTTAAATTAACATATAATTCTTTTAAAACTGTTATAAAACTATCATCATTCTGAACTTCGAAGATAGTTTCTAATCCTGCTTTTATGTTCATTTCTTCATACCTTTTTTATTATTTAATTCAAATTATCATAGTCTATAGAGCTAATGCTCTATAGACTATATGAATATTATTTTCTCAATATTGAGCTGTATACTATTAAGGTTTCTGTAGCTATTAACATTTAAAGAATATACTAATCTGACATTCTTATTCTTCAACAAGTTTTCTTCTATATAATCTAAATCTTTTTCTTTAATAGTACTAAAACCACTTATAATACTATTACTGCTATTATTAAGTTTTATTTTCATAGATATATAATAATTACCTTTTTTAAATATACGGTAACTAACTATAATAAAATCACTAGCATATAATGGTTTTTCAAATCCTATACCATAAGGTCCTAACTCTATGATGTCGAATATATTAAGTATAAGTTTCTTCATACTGTATATATAATCATCTACATAAGTATACTCTATCTTAGATATTTTCTTCTTATTTATCTCACTAACTAAGGCATCATAGAATCTTTTTAAATCAGGTTTTATTTTAGCGCCGATGGCACTTTTATGTCCACCATGTTGTATGATGATATCGGATGACTCTGCTATACTAGTTAAAATATTATTAATATTTATCTCTTCATCTTGCGCTCTACCAGAACCTATATAAATGAAACCATCTTTAGTCTTCTTCTTAGTAAAACATATAACTACTTTATAATCTTCATTATACATAACGTTATTAGCTACTATACCTTGTATACCTTCACTATCTTCTATCATCATGACCTTAACTACATCATTACTATACTCTTCTTTTTTAGTAGAGTTAACTACGATAGATTGTTTATCTTTACGTTCTTCATTAAGCTCTTTTATATCGTTATATAAATCTATAGTTTTTAAAGGGTCTTCTGATATCATAAGTTCATATGATAATCTAGGGTCAGCTATTCTACCAGGTGTGTTTAGCATAGGTATAACATTATAACTTAACGTACTTTCATCCACCACGTATGATGTAACAACCTTATTTAATATATGCTTCCAAAATACATCGTGTTGTATAGTATCATTATTTAAATCTATTAATGCTTTTATAACTACTTTTCTATTTATATAAGATTTTAAATCCATACAATCTGATATAGTAGTCATGCCTACATATATTAATAAATAATAATAATAATCTACATTATAATTAATCTCTACTTCAGGATGTTCATCTTTTAATCTTCTTAATGTGTATAATAGTACTAAATAAGAAACATGTGTTCCAGTTATATCTGTAAATTCATTATCATACATCTGAGGATTAACGAATGCATCCATATTTAAAGGAGCTTCCTCATCATCGAACATATGGTGGTCTGTTACTACTACTCCTATGCCAGTTTCTTCTTTTAATCTAGTTAAATTAACCCTATCATGACTTCCATGGTCACTAGTATATAACATACCTATAGGTATCTTCTTATTATACTCTATAAGTTCATTAGTTAAATAGTTATTAATACCATTACCATGCTCTCTTTTATTAACTATGATATCTATATTATCATATTTAAATAAATTCTTGAACATCTTATAAGCTATAACTGCTGATGTAACTCCGTCTACATCATAATCAGTAGCTACTACTATTAACCTATTGTTAACTATATTATCTATAAGTACATCACTGGCTTTTTTAACAGAAGGTAATTTATCTTCTATAAACTCATTACTTATAATAGTATTTAATTTAGTATTAATGTATAAGTCTAATTTATCTTTAGTTTTAAATCTATTAGCCATAATGGAACGTTGTGTAAAAGATGTATAATATTTTCTTAAATAAGAGAATAAATCAGCATCAGGCTCATTCTTAATTATATTATCTTTTTTTAAATCATCTATTAATTCAGTTTCACTAATAGTCCTACCATCTATCATTCGTATCATCTAGTTATCCTTTAATGATTATTATATTAATAATCGTATTTTCAATCAATTATGGTACTGAACTTTTTTCTTTGAATTAATATTTAAAAGGATATGTATGAGTAAGTATAAAGATATAAAAATGTTTTTTAAAACTAATGTACCTGATTTAAAAGCTAGTAAATCGATGACTAGACAATTAAAAGAGTTTAGATTAAATTGGTCTACTAAGTCCGATGAATATATAGATTTCTTAGGAAGTAATCTATTAGGAGTACATAAGATAGTGTTCTCTGCGCTAGATGACGATATGCTAATGATAGATGTTTTAAATGTTACTAATAGAGATATATTACAAAAAGATATCTATAACGTTCCCGGAGTTAAGAAGAACTTTAAAATAGCTAGTAATATAATCTATCAAACATTGACGTATTTAGGACATCTATATGAAATAGATAAAACGTTAACTAGAGACGATAAAGATGCCGGTATTAAAGAAATTTGCCTGTTAATACAATATAGAATGTTCTCTTCTCTTTATTATAATAATTTTAAATTCACAGTACCAGAAAGCATAGCTACCACAGTCTATAATAATTTATCTCATAAGTTTTTAATTAAACAAGTTAATAGCTGGCAAGAAGCGTTTATGCATAGAGTAGATAATTGTTTAAATCCTAAAAACCCTATGTATAAAAGATTTGTTAAATTAGATACCTTAGATAGTATACGCATATTATCAGGTATACAAACTAAACTTAGAGGACAGATAAAATATATCTATAGAGTACTAGCTAAAGTAACTGAAGAGTCATCTGCTGTCATACAAGAATCATCTACATTCACTGGCGGTGAAAACAATGAAACACAAATGAAATCATTAACAGGAGGCGCTGGTAGATATATTAATAATATAAAATCTATAGCTTTACAAACTAATGATTTTATAGATATAGAAACAGTTGATATTGTAACTTCATTATTTAACAATATAGAAAAAGATACCGTATATAAATTCTTAAAATGTATATCTAATCCTGATAAGATAAAAGATACAGATAAATTATTAAAAGTAGTTGAAGATATAATACTTATATCATTCGAGTATTTACAAAGAAGTGATATAAATATAGAGAAAAGAGAATATATACCTAAAGCTCTTATACTTATAAGATATTATTTTTCATCTAGTAAAGTTAAAAACGAGACTATGACTAATATAAAAGATTACCTAGCTACGGAAGCTAAAATATGTACTGGTAAAAAAACTAGCTGGGTATTAACTACATTAGCATTAATATATATTAATTATATATTTTTAAGAAGTTTAAAAGATTAAAAAAAAAAGAGTAAGCATATAGGTTAGCTTAAGCTAACCTATATGTCTATTACTTTTAACAATTTACGTTTATATAGAAGACTGATATTATTTAGATAGTTAATACAATCTTCTTTGTTAGCATAGCTTAATGCTTTCTTAATTATAACCCTAACATAGTACTCCTCATAATCAGCTAAATTATAAGTACGTGGAACATTAAACATTAGTTCTCTTAGATTTTCTATTTTAGAAAAATCTATCTCTTCTTTTTCAGTTTCTATCATCAACTACCCTCCATATAACTTTTCTAAATACTCCGTTAATTCAGAGTCTACTTCATAGTTATTCTTATTACACCAATTAATGTAATTATTACTATAAGCCTTCATGACATTATTACACATTTTACTACCTATAGTTCTATGTTTTATCCTATGGGTATGACCGTGCGCATTTATAGCTCTAGCTATAGAAGCGTACGCTATACCTTTTTCATTAACTAGATAATCTATAAAACTATAAATTTTCTTTTTAAATGGGGTATCCCCCTCTTTAGCCCTAGCCATCATATACCTTTACTAAAAGGCCACCACAAATCTAAAAAATCTTTATCAGTCATTACACTTACCTTTCAATGCTAGATTCTTAGCGAAATTAGCCTGTTTCTTTAATAGAGTATTGCCTACAAGTAATGCTTTTTTAACACATGAACAATTAACACCTTTAAACCCGTGGTCTAAACACCATTTAGTAAACATTCCTTCATGACTTTTCTTAATATCTATACTCATCAGATTTCCATATTGTTTTAATTTCAGATATTTCAGTTATCTCACTTAAAATATTAGCAGTTAAACTTTCCACTAAGAAACCATGTCTTCCTTTTCTAAATAGTCTACTATTTTTAAGATTATAAGTTTCATTATTTAATGTAACTATATAGGTACCATCATCTTTAGATAACTCTAATAATTTAGCTTTAAGTTTATCAGTAGGGCTAATCGCGTCTACAAAGGTCAAAACTATATTAGGTTTAGTGCGTTTATAAACATTAACTGCTTTTTCTATTAAAGCTTTTTTAACTTCATATATTTTTATATACTTACCATTATAGATTAATCTATTATCTTTAGTTAACGTTATATGAGGGTCTACTACTTTTAAAATTATCTTAACATCTTCATTAAGAAATTTACTCTTAGGAACAAATGCATATACTTCATCTTTAACAAATTCTATTAATGTTAAGTTATTAAACGTTTTTTCAAATGTTTCTATATACGATTTAAACTCATCATCATCTATATTACACGATTTCCTATTCCAAATTTCATATAACTTAGGAGTATAATCACCTATGATTACCGACTTAGCTTTATCAGTTACTACTACATTTTCAATTTCATCATATCTATCTATAGAGTGCAGCTTTACTTTTATAACGTTATTATTGTTAATGTATTTTTCAATACTTTCTTTAATTTCAATAATATCGCTTTTAGTTAACGTAACGCCTTCCTGTGTGAAAAGATTAACTATAAGAATCTTATCCTTAACTTTTTCATCTGGTCTTTCTACTACTATAACTTTTCCATTTTTTACCTGTAGTAATATTAAATTACTTATACTATAAGTACAATTAGTAAGATTTTTTATTAGTCCATTACACAGTAAAGCCTTTTCTATACTATTAGCTCCTCCTACTATCATTCTTGGTTCGAATACCTCATTAACTTTTATTTCGTGTCCTAAGACATTTATAACTTTTTCCATTTTGTTTCTCCTTATTTAAAATATAATTTAACGCTTCGGCGTATATGTTTTTTCTATTTTTAAAACTTCATATCTGAGTTCTTCATCATTTCTTATTAACTCTTTAAATGCTTTAATGTATAATAATATATCTTTAGCATATGTGTAGTTAGGGTTATAACCTCCATTATAAGAAGCCCATATTTTTAACCAGTTATTTTTATACTGTTTTTTCCAAAACATTAGGTTAGCTATGGATGCATTTACATTAAAATCATTATCAGTTATAAGTCTAGTAGCGACCTCTCTCTCTTTCCAATAACTTCTTTTAATGTTATTAGTATTCATGAATGTTTTAAGATTTATTCCTAAAAGACCATAATCACCAGTAACGTCATTAAACATATATTTACCTAATCTAGATTCCTTATAACCTATGGCTACACATGTATTAGCTAAATCGTACTCATAACATTTTTCATATAGATATAACAATGATTCTCTTTGTCTATAGTCTAAATGTTCTATATTATTAATAGTTTTAATATACGTTTTACTATGTCTTATGAGGTTATAATTAGTACTACTGAATAACGGACTTATCATTAATATAAATAATATTACTTTTTTCACTTTTATTTTCCTTTTTTGTATTACATTTGTCTTCGGACTAACGTATTTTCTTTTATTAGCTTTAATAATATTATTATAATACATACTAGTAAAGTAGCATCTATTCTAGATATGTAAGATAGTAATATTATAACTACATTCATCATTATTTTTTTCTTAACTATATGAATATGTTAAACGCCACCAGGTAGTTTAATGAAATGTAACAATAGGGCTAACAATAACATAGCTGGTATTAACGCGTATATAATATCATCATTCATTTTTTCTCCTCTAATATTTTAATGTACTCTTTACTTCTTACTATCTTTTTATTAGGTTTATCTCCTAAAGATTCCTTTATTAATGTTATTAACACTCTTAGTCCTCCATTTTATATTTGTTTAAAGAATGAAATCTCATCACCTATATTAAACTTACGTTTAATATCTATCCCTATACCTAACGACGTACCTGTAAAGAATGCAAATTCCTCATATACGTTTTCGTTAAAGTATCGCATACTTAATATTCTTTTTAACCTATTTTTACTATTAGTGACATAGTAGGACTCCTTAGACATATCACCTTTTAAAATACCTTCTACTATGTCAATTCCATAATATGCTAAACCATCATGATAGTAGAGTATTTTAATAACTGCCTTACATAACGCCATTTCTATCTCCTTTAATTCTAGCTTCATCTAGCTTCATAATGAAACGTTCGTATGGTTTTATTAGTAATGTAATACATATTATAACTAATAACCATTTAGGTACGAAATATATTAGTATAGTTCCTAGTAACACTACTGCTATTAATTCCAATAAAAAGAATACAATTAATTTCTTACTATTGTAACTTCTTTTATCACTAAATCTGTTTCGCATTATTTTTTCCTCCTTGGCGAATTATTGATACTACCTTAGTATCTATTTTAATAATATATATGTGAAAAAAAATAGATATTACTATATAGTAGAATTAATCTACTACATAGTTTTTGATTTGTAATAATTTTTAGTTATGATTAAAAGCTCTTTCATAATTAGTGGACTTAATGTACCGTTATTGAAAAATGTATCTGACAGAATGCCATTTTCATCTAAGTCAAATTTTCTTAAACTAATATTCCTAATGAAAGGAGCTATGGTCGTATCGTACTCTTTTTTAGTCATTGTATCTCCTATTTAAATTATATTTTCAATATACTAATATATGTATCCATTATTACATAAGTCGCATATAGCCCTAGCTTGATTAATAGGTCTAACCCCGAACATATCTGTTATAATTTTACCTTTAGCTTTCTCTAATATATTCATATATAAATCATCATGTTTTTTAAAATATGTTTGCCATAGTTTAATATACTCTTCATATAGTGTATCTTCATTATCATTTAACGTAGGTTTACCTTTAGCTTTAGTCCAATGGTCAACTTTACCTCTATATCCTTTAATATCTAACTGATATATCTCCTCTATAGATTTATTATCTATTTTAGCATATAAAGCGCTATAGTGTTTATTACCTCTACTACTACACTCGAAATAAGGTTCTCCTCTTTTAACTACTCTTTTCCATTCATACTCGTAATTTAAATCTCTTATATTCCTACAATATTTATTATTAAGTTTACCTTCATTATCAAATGTCATTATATTTTTCTTAATACGAATAGCTGTAGTTATAGCATTCAGCGTTCCTTTACTACTACCGTCATATATAGCTAATACTAAATCACCTATTTTAACTATATCATTATTCCTAATCATACCTGCACTTTTACCATATGTATCCCAATCAGGTTTAATAATTTTAATAGGTATATTCTTATTAATACCATATTCATTAGCTATAGTATCTACTCCGGATGCTCCTCCATGTATTATTTTAGATATAGTATACATATCATTAATAGTATTCAAAATTTTAAACACCATAGCCCTGTCTTTAATAGACCTACTTCCAGTTACACTTACGTTAATTCCCATAACTCATGTCCTTATTAAAAAAAAATATCTGAAGTATACCTACCAAAGTAGATATACCTTAGATATAGAAAAAAAAAAACTACCGACATATTTATATTTTAATATATATCGGTAGAATATTATACGACATGCTTTGTCGTACATGTTGCTATAGGTTACTTAGCCGTCGCATAAGTTCCTATAACAGTGAGGTAGTATCAAAATCCAGTTAAACATAACTGAGGAGGTAGATTTTTTAATACGCATTGGAACACGTTACTAAGTATATCTAAACTTAGGAGATGTATTATCTCATATTAATAATATATCTATAAAATAATTTAGAAATAATTATTTAACATTCTTATAGGTAACTCTATTAGCTATTCTAGATAGCGTACCTAGTGATATTTTATATTTAGATGCTAAATCTTTTCTACTCATACGTTTAAGCTTATCTTTATTTAATTCTTTACGTATAGCTAATACTTCTCTATTACTTAATTTTCTAACACCTATCTTTTTAGTTTATATTTTAGCGGTACTCTTAGACGGTACAGTTGTAGTATTAAACTTGCTGGGTTTTACTTTAACAGTTTTTTTAGTAACTACTTTAGAATTATCTTTTAACTTCTTTTTAAGTTCGGAATTCTCAGCAGTTAGTTTTTTAATCATTTCATTAGCATCTTCTAACTTAGCAGTTAAGGCATCTATAGTATCTACTTTGCTTAAAACAATATCCCGCATCTCATCCCGTTTTTCTTCTTCAGCTTTTACCGAGTCTAAAGAATTTTCTAACTCCTCTTCAAGCTTTCTTAAATCATCTTTTAAGAGCTTAGTCTCATGTTCATGTCTAAAAGCGATTTGCGCATGTCTAGATTCAGCGTTATTAACTATAGTATTATATAGTTCTATTACGCTCTTTTTACCGTATACGTTAAATGTAAGTACATCCATGATACTAGCTTTATCTATATATTGTAAAAAGAAATTTACATCAGGTATCTGTAATCTTAAGCTCCCTTTAACTTCATCCTCATCATTCATTTTACTAAAAGTGTAGGCCCACATATTCATATCCTTATATTAAATTTTCAATTAAGTTAAACCTATGAAATTAAATTCCGCTATGTATTAAAACTTCCTTAAGTATAATTACATATTAACTATATACTGGTAAAAAAGAAGAAGCATAGTTAGTAGCGTTAGCTACTAACTACTTATCAAACGTATCGATACTTCTAACTGTCAATGTTCTAAATCTGTCCATATCTCTGAAATTATCAAAAGCAATATGGTTCATCTTTCTAACGAAACTTCTAACACTTCGCTTATCACTATCTTCTATTAGATAATAGCGCTCTACATCATTTTTAAACTTATAAGTACCGCCTAATCTACCTAAGTGACTTTTAACTGTACCTGTTAACAAATACTCTCTTAAAGAAGAAGCGTATTCTATATTAAATTTAATAAGAGGATTTTTCTCTTTACCATTTTCAATATGCCATACCTGAATATTTTTTAAATCAGCTATAACAGCATCTATTTTATTTACCTTATCTTTAACGTATCTCATATCAGATTTCCTTTTTTTATTATATTTTCAGTATATGCATATTATTAAAAAATGAATATATCATCTTCTTTAGTAGTTATGAGATTTCTTTTCTTTTTAAATTTAATATTTTGTTCTTTTAAAAGTTTAGTTATCTCTTTAATCAAATTTTCACTAGTACCATTATTATATTCATAACCATTATTACATTTAAGTTCATATGTTAAATACCCTATGGATATCTCTAAAGAAATTATATTAGCCTCAAAATCTTCATTAATAGTAATATATATTAAACTATCACCATTGTATGTTTTAATCTTATCTTTTAATGTTTTCATATCAGTTTCTATATTACACATTAAAGACTCCTTAATTTAATTTTAGTTATGTAAGTGTAAAATCATATTCTTATTATCTAGTCTCATATATTTCCACTTACCGTTATCTTTAATGGGGTCATATATGACTTGTGGTCTATATCCTTTACTAATGTAAGTATCATAGCCTATATTAGTATACTTAACATCCATCCCATCTCTATTATCATCTATCTCATTTAGGATATGTATAGCTTTAATAGTATCAGTATGACTTAACCCGACCTCCATATTAACTCTAACAACAAATTCTTTATCTATTTTATTACATCTAGTCCCACAAATATCATCCGGTTCATCTTCTAAAATACACATATTTTCTATTAAGTCATTATTAACTATATAGTCATATATCTGCTCGCCTCTATATTGTTTTTCTCTAGATGTTCTATCTATTATTTTTGTTAAATATTTGAAATTATGTTTTTCTAATTCACACATTAACTCATCAGTTCGCCAACTACTACTTATAACTATATATAAATTAGATACTCTTTCAAAAATAAATTCTAACCTACGTATGAGATGGTCTTCTAGTTTAATACCGTGTGCATATGTATAATAACTACTACTCATGATGTTAAGTACGCCATCTACATCTAAGAATAATATTTTCATATCTCTTCTTTAGGTATTATATTATATTTACCACTATTTAATACTATAGTAACATCGGGTATAACTGTAGTAGTAGAAGTTATACTAATTCCCTGTACTGTACTAAATTTAGTCTCTATATGTAGTATAACGTTATTACCAACCACCATACCTTTCTCATATCTTTCGATATTATCAGATTTCTCTTTAGTAAGCTCTATCCATTTCATTATTTCATCCTTGGTTATATTTTTTAATATCTTTTTTAAGTCTATCTATATCGGACAAGTAATATTTTAAACCTTTAGTAATATTATCCTGTCTAACTCTAAATACCTTTAAAAACTTATGTTTGTTATTCATTATTAACTTAAACATGATGTATGGTACGCCTATGCCATTACCTATCTTACCATCTTTATATATTAGTATATTCATCACATAGGTATATCCTAAAACATTAGTGACATATCTGCTATAACGTTCTATACCTTTCCATACATATCTATTAAGATATGGTGTCTGTGGTACTATATTACTTAACTTATATACTGCTTTTAAATTCTCTTTATTATTATCGAAAGAGGCATCACTTATTAAATGTCCTCTATCATAACCACTATTTAAATAATCGCTAACATAACTTCTATACTGTTTAGGTATTCTTTTATCACTATAGAAACAAGGTCTTTTTTTAATATTATTATTATTAATTTTTTTCTTAGTTAATTTAGCCCATACATATACAGGTCCTTTATATTTAAAACTATAGCCTATATCGATTATACCTTTTAAATATATATCTTCTTTAATTAAATTTCTATATGTCGTTATACTATATTTATTACTCATTTTTAAAAATCCTTATTTAATAACATTCATACAAAAAAAAAAGAATACTATACCTAAGTTAATAGGCATAGTTTTTATTTAATTTTCATCGAACTCTATATCGATACGACATCTATCATCTTTAGGTACTATATTAACAGTACATAATGGTTTAACAGCAGTATGTTCATCTACATTAAATGTTATTGGGATATATTTTTTCACCATCTCATCTAGGCGTTTAATATCTCTAATGAAATTATTATCTTCATTAGTATCTTTAACAACATTCATATATATTAATGATATCAATTCCATTAAACTATAACCATCTTCATGTTCATCTAAATCAAATATAGCTATACCGCCTGGGTTAACATTATTTTTAATTTTGTAAACTAACTCATTATCCACTACAGTTCTTTCTGCTAAATCAGTAGTTTTAAAACTATACTCTTTCATTTCCTGTATGAATTTAATTACATTATCATATATCATTTTCTTTTCCTTATATACTATTTTTTAAATATACCTAATACACCAGCCTTCTGGTCATCATCAGCTATACCTATTCTACTCATTTTCCCTGCTACTAAACCTGTTAATGTATATGCTTCATATTCATTACTGGCGATTACTATAACCGTATAGTCATCTTTTACCATAGTATAGTTTAAGCTATATACATATAGTTTCTCATCAATAATTCCAAATCCTTTTAGTGTCTTAATGCCTTTCCCACACTCTATAGTGATAGGTATTTTCATGTTAAGGATTTTACAAACGTATTCTAAAACTTCTTTTAACGTAGTTCTGTACTCTGAAATATAATTAATGGTTCTGGTTATTATATACTGTTCACCGTTCTTTACGACACTTCCACTTAACCTAACCTGGCCTTTTTTACTTTTAAGTAAACTAACATGTCTATAACCGGTATTACTATTGTTACTAGTTATATATAGTTCATCATGATACTCTTTAGCTTTTTCATTAACCCTAGCTACCTCTTCTTCATCACTTGTTTTATATTTAAATTTAGTAGTTATTAATTCGCCATCTTTTCTTAATCTAACTACTACACTATTTTTATTATATATTATCATATCTAATTTCCTTATTAAGACTTAAATCCGTCTCCAGTAGATATCCCTAAACTATATACTCTACTTAAGACATGTTTACATTTGCTACAGTATTCTATTCTTCCACTTTCACTCATAGGTTTCTCTATGGTTATTTTTTTCATATCACATTTTTCATTATTACACTCATATGCATATCTCATATCTTATATCCTACATATGTCTTTTTAGCTTCAGTCGCATCTATGTCCATGTTTATATCATCACTTATCTTATCCCATACGTATTTAACAACCATAGGAAGATATCTATCTATATCAGATACATCGTTGATGGTTCTGCATTTACAATATTTCAAACCGTCTCGTATGATAGTACCTTTCAATAACACCATACCATCACTTCTATGTATTAAACTTATATATCTATAACCAGTATTACTCTTATCACTAACTAGTTCTAAATTTAATTCGAACTCCCTGGCTTCTTTATATGCTCTTTCATAATCATCCTCATTATTAAAATCAAATTTTTTAACTATGAATCCACCATCCCTATATAATCTAACAGTCATATGTTTTTTATTAACAGTTATAGCCATCTCTACTCCTCCTTAAACTATTTCATACTTTAAAGATATATTTAATACACCATCATACTCTTTCATAACTATTTTAGCTTCTTCTTTAACTTTAGTAGTTTCTGAAACATTACTATCTATGTTAAATAGTTCATCTATCATTAAACATCCTTGTCTACTTATCATATCACTAGGATACTGTCTTGCTTTTTCCCATATCCCACACTGTATGTCTTTTAACTTTTCAGCTACATCAACATCACCTTCTTCATCTATAATATTTATTAATGTTGTTACACTTACATTACCCATACTAAAGAACTCTAATTTACCTTTAGTATCTTTAGCTTCTACTATTTTTTTAGTTGTTACACTAAAACCATCTAACTCTTTTAACATTTCTCTAATTACATCCATTTTTAATTTCCTTTTTTAATAATCAAATTCTACACTAATGTAGTTCAACGCACTAAAACGTATATAACCTTCTAACTTCTCATTACTGCCTTTAATAGTAAAATTAAATTCAAATTTCTCTTTCTTTAAATTAATCTTAATCTTACTTATATAACAGGTAGAATTAAAGTTTAATTTAGTATATAATACATCTCCTAAAGTAACTGTATCTTTACATTTATTAAACTTACGTCTATAACTTATTTTTAAATCACCATTATTCATCTTTAATCTTATCTTCTGTTTTTTCTTTAATACTTTAGCGTTAGTATTTAAAAGTATTGAACCTATTAACTCAGTTAGATGTTTTTCTTCATACGCCATCTTTAACTCCTTATTTTAATTTATTATATATGATACTACCTAAGTATCTATATAAGTAATATATAGTTATATTATTATGGATATTATTATTCATAACCATATAACATCTTAACTAACTCATTCTTTATTCTTCTTCATTTTTTTAACTTCCCGCCACCCACCACTGGTTAGTCTTCGTTTCACTCAGCCTTTAGAACCAACTCTACCCTCTTTTCACTAGTGTAGGCTAGTATAGATACCATCTACCCCACAGCTACTAACTGCAGGATAGTTCAGGTAGGCTCGTGAAGAAAGGTGCATCCCAGCTAAGACACTGATATATACATAGTATCGCAGTCCATTATAGTAATGAAGTTTTTAGACCTATGGTTATCTATTCGCGTATTTAAATCAATATGAAACATATCTTTGTAAAAAGTATTCATTTAGATAGATTTTAATTAAACTGATTATTATACTATATTAAAGGAAAATATTAATGATTTTATTTTTAGAGGATTGGGTTAAAGAAGATAATATGTCTGCTATAGTAGATTTAAAAACTTCTAATAAATCATTCTTACGGGTAGCTGGATTACTTAGGATAATGGGTATTAAAAATCATACTTTTATGTTATCTTTATATAATCCTGATTTACAAGGCGTAGACCCATATGACGAAAACTTAACAGATGAACAGAAGATTATGATAATAACAGAGATAGCTCTTAACCCTTGGTATTTTTTTAGAGAGATAGCTAGAGTACCAGCGGCGGCCGGTTCTAACCCTGTACAGTTTAGAGCTAATAGAGCTAATATAGCTTTACTATGGTTAGCATTTAACCATATAACATCTTATCTTATACAACCTAGACAAACTGGTAAAACAGTTTCAGCTACAGAACTATTAGGATTTTTTTTAAATTTAGCTTCTTTTAATACTAAGATAACTGTATTAACAAAAGATGATAAGCTTAGAACTAAAACAGCCGTAGGTATTAAAGAAGTAATAGAACTATTACCATCATATCTACAAGTATTATCTAAGAAAGACATTAAGAATACAGAACGTATAACTGTTAAAGAGTTAGGTAATGAGTTAACTATATCTGTAGCACAAAAAGATAAAAAGGCAGCAGATAACTTAGGACGTGGTCTAACAACTGCTCAAGTCTTCATAGATGAATTTGCATATTTTTATAATATAGATATAACATTACCTATTGTCTTATCAGCTACAGTAGCCGCACGTGAGCAAGCTAAAGAACAGAATGCTCCTTATTACACTATATTAACTACTACACCTGGTAAACTAAATACTAAAGAAGGTAGATTCGCTTATGAAGTTTATAACTCATCCGTGAGATGGACAGAGAAATTTTATGATGCTAAAAATGAAGATGAACTTAATAATATCATATCTAAAAATACAGCTAAATTTGAAGTAGTTCTTTTAGAGTTTAATCATCAGCAGTTAGGATACTCTGATGAATGGTTAGCTAAACGTATTAGAGTTGCTTTATCGGAAGGCGAGGCTGCTGAATCTGATTATCTTAATAAGTGGGTAGCTGGTGGTATATCATCTCCTATCCCTAAAAACCTATTAAAAATTATAGAAGCATCTAGAAAGAATGAGTTTAATCCGTTTATATCTAAGTATGGTTATATTATAAGATGGTATATTACTAATAATGAGTTAGATAAAATTAAAAATAATAGATTCCTATCTATAGGATTAGATACATCAGATGCATTAGGTGGTAGTAATGATAGCATTGGTTTAGTTATAAGAGATTCTAATACGGGAGCTGTGTTAGGAGCAGGTAAGTTTAATGAGACTAACTTAGCTAGTTTTGCAGATTTATTAGTAGAAC